ATGGCGCTATCAGATACCAAAGCCCGCACGGCCAAGCCGCGCGAGAAGCTCTACCGCATTGCTGACGCTCACGGCTTGTGCCTTGAGGTGCGTCCCAACGGCGCCAAGTATTGGCGGCTGCGCTATCGCCTGCATAGCAAGGCGACCATGTGGACGGTGGGCGAATACCCTTCCACAAGTCTGGCTCAGGCACGTGAACGTCGCGAATGGGCGCGCAAGCTGATCGCCCAGGGCCAGCACCCCAAGGATGAGGAGGCGAGGCTCAAGCGCGAGGAACGCCTGCAGCAGGACAACACCTTCGGCATCGTGGCCGAGGAGTGGTTTGCCGAGCGCTCGCCCGCATGGACGGCCTACTACACCAGCCAGGTGCGTAAGGGGCTCGACAACGACATTCTGCCTGCCCTGGGCAAGTTGGCCCTGCGTGATGTCACGGCACCCGAGATTCTGGAACTGCTGAAACGAATCAAGGACCGCGGCGCACCGACCGTAGCAATTAACGTGCGCACATGGATCAGCGGCATTTTCCGCTATGCGATCGTGACGCAGCGCGCGAAGGACGATCCTGCTGCCCACGTCAGAGGGGCGGTCGTGCGCGGGGAGGTGAAGCACGCCGTTGCGCTCACCGAGAAGCAACTACGATTCCTGCTGGGACAAATCGAATTACATGGCGGGTACCGGATCACCCAACTGGCCATTGAGATATTGCTGTTGACCATGGTGCGCGGTATCGAACTGAGGCGGGGACGTTGGGAAGATGTCGATTTCGAGGCGAAGGTCTGGCGGATACCCCGGCAGGATATGAAGAAGCGGCGCGACCATGCGGTACCGCTCTCGAGCCAGGCAATCAGGGTGCTTGAGGAATTGAAAACATATTCGGGCGGGGCCGGCATCCTGGTGCCGGGCATGAAGCATCCCTATCAGCCGATTCATCACACCACGATCAATTCGGCGCTGGATCGGATGGGATTCGGGGGAGGGGAGTTTGCCTCCCATGGCTTCCGTGCCACCGCGTCCACGCTAATGAACGAACACGGCTGGCGAGAGGATGCCATCGAGAGGCAACTGGCGCACGTACCGGCGAATCGTACGCGAGGCTCGTATAACCACGCGAAGTACATGCAGGAGCGGCGGGAGATGCTGCAGTGGTGGGGCGACTACGTAGACAGCTTGCGTGGGGAAGGGGGCCAATCGGATCAGGAGGCCGAGGCCCACTGACGTTCGATCCAGTTGTCGATGTCGCGCTCGAGCCAGAGTCGCTTACCCTGGATCAGCTTGCCGGATGGAAATTCGCCGGCGCGAATCAGTTCGTAGATCTTCGTATGCTTGAAGCCCACCTTATCCTCCACCTTGGGGAGGGGCAGTAGGCGCTGGGAGTTATGCATGGTTTCCTCCAGGCATAGGTAAACCAGCGTGTTAATTTTTCCGCACCAACTGTAGGCGTCTGAAAATTAACACGGGTAGGCCAGACATAAAAAAAGCCGCCTCTGTGGACGGCTCGTTAACTTGATGAACGCCTCATGGCGTAGAGATTCTGAAATTTCTCGTATCGACGTATTCATCCCGGCTCGCAGCCCAGCTCCGATCGCCACCGCCAAAGAAGATGGTGTGCATCATGCCTTCGATCAGCACGCTATCTTTCGTGCGAAGTCGCAGGCCAGTCCTTTCAATAGCCAGCCTGTCGTCGTACCAGACGCGGATGAAGCCATTGCTCTGCCCGACATCGTTGAGCTTCACTTCCTGCCGGATCGTGTGCCAGGCGCCGCTGGTATCGAATGTGAAGCTCCCGCGCCCAATTGAATCCCCGTAACTTTTCTCCATCTCGGGGTAGTAGAGATACAGCTCGCCCTGAGCATCCCGCCGCCACATGATGCGAGCGGTGATTCCGTTGTCAGCTTCCTTGTGTCCGCTTGGAGAATCCCCCGCCATCAGCCCCGGCAACTTGCCGCCCTTCACCGGATCGAAGCCTGGCTTGAGGCGCAGGTCGTACTCCAAAATGGCATGCTCGGCATGCAGCGTACGGGTATCGAATCCCGCCCCGCGCTGCTTGCCCTTGTCGCCGACATAGAGCCCTTCGCCCATATGGGTGCGCAGGTAAGGGCCTTCGCTGTCCTGCATCACCTCGATGTTTTCCCATTCCCAGCCACCGTCATAGACGCCACCCAGTAGGTCGAGAATGTTGCGCTTGGCATCCTGGCCGGGATCGAGTGCCGGGGCATAAGACGTAGCGTCTGGCGTGGGTGCCGGCATGCTGGCTTTAGGCTCAGGCTCAGGCTCAGGTGCTGAAACGCCATCTGACCCGCCGACTGTCTCGGTTTCTTCGGCCTCGATCGTAGTGACCGCTGGCGACAGACTGAACGAATGATCCGAGCCCTTGGCCTTCATCCCGAAATCCCAGGTCTCACCGGGTTCGATGGGCTTGTCTGACGTGATGAGTGCTGAGCCAGCCGCTTGCTTGAACGAGCCGCCCCAGACATCTTCGATAGTGGCGACTATCTGCAAGGGCAGGGATAGGCGTGTAGCAATAGCGCTATTGTTGGTGGCTTCGATCTCGAGCACGAAGCCATCGTCCCATTCGCTCTTGATTCGATGATCGATGCCAATCGCGGGTATAGGATCGACCGCAGGCATCTCCAGCTGGGGAAACGCCACGGCCAGCGCGGACTCTATTCGTACCGCCTGCTCTTCACTCGCGAAGCGTACGCGTATTTCGGTCCCTGTTCGTTGAACGTCGGCTACATCTACTGCCGGCATGATTCCTCCATCAAAAACAAGCCGCCTTGAGGGCGGCGTCATCGGCATAGGGATATCGACTGCCTATCCCTGTCGTCGTTCCAGCACGGCTACCAGTGTCTGCATCACCACATCGACCACGTCCTTCTCGTCAGGGCCGATACACAGCATGGCGGTACCGTCATTGAGGAAGGTCAGGATCGTTTCGCGATTGTTCGCCTTGGCGGTACTGAGCATGGCGGTGCCGGCGGCTTCAACCAGGCCGCTCATGATTCGAGCTCCTCGGCTTGGCGGCGTAGACCTGCAACGTAGTCGTCGATCACTGCGCGAAGGTCTTCATCCTCCCAGTCGTCACCGTGCGTGAGGTGCCGAATGGCGAGGGCTCCTTCGATTTTCTTATCTGCGATCAGGCGGGCGAGTGACTCCAGGGCTGCGCTCGGTCTGTTGTAGCGGAAGTGGTCTAACCGGTGACGAGCTGAGCACTGGTCTGCATCGCTGTCATCAAGGACGTCAGACGCTTCATAGGCTGCGCTGCAAAATTCTTCCGCATACGCCGCCAGTGCGTCTTTCTTCGGGTCGTTGACTGATAGAATTGCCCAACCCTCAATCAAGCCATAGGCTGGCCCTCTCAAGACGTGCGTAACGGTTCGAGAAGCCGCCCGCCCCGTGTATTCAAGTGCGGCGCCTTCGGCCATCTCGGCGCCAGTGCTCACCGTTTCACGTAGAACCAGTAAGTCGCCAACTGCAAAACCTCGGTCGTCTCGGCGGATCGCGTAAGTTTTGGCTCCATCCATCAGGGCGCGAAACACTTCGGGGTCAGTTTTCAATTCATGCGTCGTCATTCACCACCTCCTCGCCCTCGATCACTTCCCGCCAAGATTCCGTCGCCGTGATCATACCGCCACACACCGTGCAGCAGTGATCCAGATTGAACGTACCCGGCCACTTATCGCCGCAAGTGCGGCATTCGAAGTCAGTCATGCGGCTTCCCATTGCTCAAGGTCGTCATTGGTCAGGTCCAGTTCGGTTCGAAGCCGTCTCAGTACCGGCAGCATGCTGGGCCAGTTGGCTGACCAGGGCCGCATGATCACGGCCCGGTCGATGATGTGGTTGGGGTTGCATCCGCTCTCAGCCGCCTCGAGGGTCTCGCGGATGATGGATAGCAACTGATCCTCCATCAGCGGCCCGCCTTCTTCATCAAGCATGAGCTTGCCGCTGTCGTCGCGTCGGTGACGCCACGCTGCAATGCGCTGGTTGGTGCGACCGGAGGCGAACTCGCGGTATTCGCTGCCGTCCTGGGCGCGGCAGTAAACGATGCAAAGCACCTCCCAGTGCTGGGGTGCCAGGTTGGCCATGCGCAGGATGGCCATGTGCTTGGCGCTATCCACCGGGGCAAGAAAGCCGTGCCGGTCGATCTCGCTATCCCAGCTACCCCGGCGGTAGAAGAAGACGAGATTCACCTGGCGCTGGCTGCGGGCGGTCATGGTGTTGTGCTGGGCACGGGTCAGCTTGCGGGCGCGTTTCATGCGGCCTCCAAAGTCTGCCGCCGGAGGGCGGCACCAATTTCAACAGGCCTCGAACAGGCTCATCTGTTCCTTGGCATCGGGGTCGAAGTCATAGTGGTCGAATATTTGCTGAATACGGTCAGGGACCAGCTCGGCGTACTGAGGGCTCAGTTCGCAAAGGATGGCGTTACGATCAAGTGCCAGGGCAACGCCTGCCGTGGTGCCGCTTCCGCCAAAAGGATCGAGCACGGTGCCGCCTTCGGGGCAGCCCGCCAGAATGCAGGGCCGGATTAGGTCGGGTGGAAAAGTGGCAAAATGAGCCCCCTTATATGAGCGCGTCGATACATTCCAGACGGTTCGACGGTTGCGCATCGCAGTGTCCCAGTCGCCTTCGCCACGATCTTCCCGGTGCGTGCCTTTCCTCTGCCCCGGTATGGCCTCATTCCGCTTACTCTCGGTACGCCTGAAACTATCTCGAGCCCTCCTTTTCGTGAGCCCACCCACGGCACGTATTGGACCGTTGGTTTTCCCTGGCTGCCTGGATGAGCCTGATTGTTCTTCGATGTTCTGTGCCCAGCGGGCAATGCTCGACTCTGCCGCCGGCTCCTTTACCGATTCATGGTCGTAGTAATACTGGGGAGATTTACTCAACAGGAAGATGTATTCATGCGCCTTGGTGCAGCGGTCACGCACGCTTTCTGGCATCGGGTTTGGCTTGTGCCAGATAATGTCCTGGCGCAGATACCAGCCGTCCGCCTGCAGAGCGAAAGCAACCCGCCAGGGTATGCCGATCAGGTCTTTGTGCTTCAGACCACTCGGGGGAGAGCGCCACCCTGTTGCACATCCTTTGCCTGACCATGCGTTATCGCCGCGCTCTCGCATATACGAACCGCCGCCACCTCTTCCTCCTGTCGCATAGCTGTCACCCAAGTTGAGCCATACCGTCCCATCATCGCGCAGCACGCGACGCACCTCGCGGAACACCTCGACCAGAGCGGCGACGAATTCGTCAGGGGAAGGCTCGAGCCCGATCTGCCCCTCATGTCCGTAATCACGCAGGCCGAAATAGGGCGGACTGGTGACACAGGTATGCACGGACTGGCCAGGCAGTTCGCGCATAGTTTCAAGGCAGTCGCCGACAAGAAGCTGGTACTCCATGCGAGACTCCAAAGAAATGCCGCCTCAGCGGGCGGTAGGTGATCTATGCAGCCACAGCTGGCGTGGCCATGAACTTGTGCTCGTGCGTGAAGTTGGCCTCGACGATTGCCTTGGCCAGGGGCGGGCAGACGCTGTTGCCGATCAGCCTCACCTGGGCGTACTTCGGCACTGGCTTACCGCCGGCTTCGGCGAATTGGTAACCGTCAGGGAAGCCTTGAGCAGCGGCCAGTTCGTGTGGCTGAAGCATCCGCATGCCAATGTCGGTGATGACATAGTCCTCGCCGCCGATCGTGACGGTGACCAGCTGCAACCGATCCTTGGTGGTGGCTGTTGGGCTTGGCGCCCGCAGGTCGCGGCCTGTCTCGCCGGATCCGCTGCCGTAGTAGGGCGCGAGGAACGCAGCCACGGCGGCGGCATGGGTGCCGCCAGCGCAGATGGTCGGCATCGGGCGATTGATATCGCTGCCGCCACGCTCGGCGCCCTTGAGGTTGAGCAGGCTCACTGCAACCGGTGCGTTGTGGTCGGTGGCGGTGATGGTGGGCAGCGGATGACGGATGTCCGCACCGACGACGCCTGTGAAATGCTTGGCCAGGAATGCCGAGACCAGGGCGCTTTTGCCACCTCCGCCTGCCGTGATCGTACCCAAGGGCTCGTTTGCGCCATGCCCAATGCTCGCCCCGAACTGCCGTGAGATCGTTGCCGACACTAGGCCTAAGGGGGCACAGCCTCCCGGGTTGGCTGTTGAGTCGGTCGCGTTGCTGTTCGCCGTGATGGTGTGCATCGGCTCATCACAGCCATGGCCGATAGCCCCCGTCCGGAACTTGGTGATGTGCGGGGAGACCAGGGCGAAGCTTCCGCCTTTCGGCCAGGCCGTGACCGTGCGCAGCGGCTCGTCAATGGCGTTGACCAGGGTAGAGCCGTTGCCGTAGTTGGCGATCGGGACGATGAACGGGTCGGCATTCTCGACCACGTACCGCATCACGCCTTTGGCGATCCGCTTGAGCGTGTTCTCTGCCAGCGGCCTGGCTCGGTCGAAGATCGAGGGGCAGGGGATCGACCAGTCGATACACTCCGCAGCTGTACGCCACGGCTGTAGCTTGCCCCGGCGAACGGCAGGGGATGCGGGGTCGCCATGCGTTGGCTTGGGCCAGACGATAGGACGCCCATCGCAACGGGCAACCAGGAACAATCGACGGCGGATGGTCGGGGCACCGTAGTCACAGGCCCGTAATATCTTCCATTCCACGTCGTAGCCATGGCGCTTGAGCATCCGCACGAAGCCACGAAAGGTTTGGCCCTTGCGCGCCGGGTCGGGTACGACCTGGCCCTTGTCGTTTTTGATGAGCGGGCCCCAGTCGAGGAACTCTTCGACGTTCTCCAGCGCGATGACCCTGGGCTTCACTTTGGCCGCCCAGCGCGCCGCTACCCATGCCAGGCCGCGCACGCTCTTACTGACAGGCCGGCCACCCTTGGCCTTGGAGTGGTGGCGACAATCAGGGGAGAACCATGCCAGCCCCACCGGACCATTGACGGCCTTGGCGGGATCGACGTCCCACACGTCGGCAACCGAGTGAGCGCTGCCGGGGTGATTGGCGGTATGCACCGCGATGGCGGTCGCATCGTGATTGATAGCGAGATCCACCGGGCGGCCCAAGGCCTGCTCGATTCCTTCGGATGCACCGCCACCACCGGCGAAGTTATCGACCACCAATTCATGGCCAAAGAGGTTGAGGCTGGTCACGTGTTGTTCTCCTGATACGAAAAAGGCCACCGCGTGGGTGGCCTATCGGTAGTGGTTGAGTCGTCGCGCCCGTCGCTGGGCGCGCGCCTTGGCAGCCTTCCGCCTGTCCTGCGCCGCGGTCCGCCGACGCCCGCCATTGGGCTTGGGTGGATCGTCAGCCAACCAACAGGGCGGCATCGACCATGATCGGGCTGTCGTGGCCAGCATGGCGCCGATGGAGGTCATGAGGTTCATGCGGCTGGCTCCAGTAGCTTCTGGAGATCGGAGATCGACTTATTGGAGCGCTCTGCCAAGTCAGCAGCCTGCTTTTCGTAGCTTTCATGGGCTCGCTCTATGGCGACTTCTATCTTGCCTCGCAACACTGTTCGCTCATCGCTGGTCAGGTACTCGGCAACGCTTGAGCAAAGCACGTCGGCGGCCATGCCATGACTGTTCATGCTCTTGTCGAGACGCTGCAAGGTAAGATCGATGCTTTTTCGAGCCGCTTCTTCGAAAGTGGCGAATCCATATACCTGGCAATTGGAGCCTGACCCGTCGCCATAACGGTTGAGCCGATACGATAGGGAGCCATCCGTTTTGCCATAAAGGCTTAGCAACTTGAGTCCGTCATACTCAACGCGACCGTGCCACCCGTCGGTGTCCGTTAATTTATCTTCGAAGCGCACCGGCTCTTCAAAGCCATAACCATCGCAAACCAACCATTTGATATCGCCAGCCAGAAACGCCACCAGGATGCTGAAGTCCTCGGGTTCCATTCCTGCGGCAACCTTGCGTACGAATTTGCCAATGTCGGCGTGCGCCTTTGCCTCGATGTGCGCTGAGCGCTTTTGCTTTTCTAGGCGCTCGATTTCCGCTTTCTGTTCCTGAATACGCTTTTCAATCCGTTCTTCTTCTTTCGCCTTGTAGGATTTAACTGGCGAGTCATGCAGCGACTTGGTGGTAAAGCGCTCTCCGGCGGGGATCTCGTCGCCAGCTTCAGTGACAAACACTTCCTGAACGATGGATTCTTGATTGTTGAGCTGACCGACGACCGCCACCTTGCGGCCATCCGATAAGAATTTGGTTTGCATACCAACCTCCAGAAACGAGAAAGCCCCGGCACTGACAGGGCTGGTTGAATTCGTTGCCGCGTGACGTGCGGCGTACGGCCACCGCCTCCAGCCTCCCGCGTTCGCGGTGCACCCCGCAGGGCGTGAGAGTCGGCTGAATCGGTGGCTGCCGGCTGATTATTCGTGCTACGTGAACCCTCCGCTGCGCCCCATCAGGGCTGGCTGCGCTGGGTGACAGCGGGATGAGAAAGGGATACCGGTACTTAGGAACGCCCCGGTCAGGCGTCAATCAAAAGGGATTTCGTCATCGAAGTCGTCGAAGCTTCCCGGGTTCGGGGCCCCGTAGTTCTGATTGGCCTGCCCCTGGGGTGGCTGCTGGACACCGCCTTGCTGGCCCTGGTTGGGGTAGCCGCCGGTCTGCTGCCCATAGCCGCCCTGCGGTGCGCCCTGTCCCTGGCCACCGTTGCGGCTGTCGAGCATCTGCATATCATTGGCGATGATCTCGGTGCTGTAGCGGTCCTGGCCATCCTGGCCCTGCCACTTACGGGTTTGCAGCCGTCCTTCGATGTAAAGACGCGAACCTTTATTCACGTACTGCTGGGCGATTTCGGCCAGCTTGTTGAACAGGATCACGCTATGCCACTCGGTGCGCTCCTGTTTCTGCCCCGACTGCTTATCCTTCCAAGTGTCGGTGGTGGCGATGCGTAAGTTGGCAACTGGGTTGCCGGACGGCATGAAGCGCACGTCGGGATCCTGCCCCAGGTTGCCGATAATGATGACCTTATTGACGCCGCGAGCCATATGAGACTCCTACTGAATAATGAAAGGGCCCCGCAGGGCCCCGTGAGACGGTTTGCTAGGCTGCCAGCACTTTGCGCGAACCGCTGTTGTTTATGGGCGCGATGATCCCCTCGGCTTCCAAGGCCTCGATGAAACGAGCTGCTCGGTTGTAGCCGATCTTGAATTGCCGCTGGACGGCGGACACCGATGCGTGACCTGAGCCCACAACGAATGCCTTGGTCTGTTCGTACAATGGATCCTCCGTGCCGTCAGGCATCAACGCCCCGGCAGGCGACACGCCATCCAGCAGCGGCGCATGGCCAACTGCCTCGCCACCCAGCCAGTCGATGAGGTTGTCAATCATGCCGCCCAGGGCCTTAGCCATGAGGAAGAAGTCGGTCTCCATGCGAAGCACAGCATCGTCTGCGTCGTCGGTCTGGCTGGCTTCATCGAGCAGGGCGTCGTCGAAGTGAAGGCTTTTGATGCCCAGGTCATCGGTCAGAACGAACGAGGCAAGGCCTTCGATGTGCATCGCCAAGCGCGTGGCTTCCCGGCCACCAGCCACGACCTGCTGTATCTCGTCACTGTCGAGGTCTACCTGGCGCGCGCTATGTACGCCATCGTCTCCCTTGGCCTTGAGTTCGACGCGATCACCCAGGATGAGCATCGGCGGGCGAGCCGCGGGATCAATCATCCATTGGGTCATGGCGCGAACGGGCAGCGTCTGTGTAGCCAGCGGTGTGACCTTGAGGCTGCCCAGGGTCATGCGCAGCAGGTCGAGGGTTTCTTCGGCGCGCTTGCGGCTGCCAGTATTGATAGCGATCAGATTGCGTGTCGTGTCCCACCACACATCGATGCGCTGGCTGCGGTAGAAGGCGCGGGGGAGGAACTCTTCGTAGACCTGTTCCTTGAGCGCCTGCTTTTCTCTGCGAGGCAGTGGGCGCCCCTCGGCGGCTTCACGGTTCGCCGCACGTTCCTCGACTTCATCACGCACCACACCAGCCGGTAGCAACCGCTCCTGGCGAAGAGCACATAGAAGGCGCTGCCCCTGGATCTCGTGCACGTACAGCTGGCTATTGCGCCCAGCCGGTGTCTGCCAGCCAAGACGACGCGCCTCGCTACCACCGAGGGGACGACAGGCGTGTTCCGCTAGCGCTTCCTGTAGCGCGTCGATGGATAGGTCAGGCGTGGCATGCAGGCGATACAGGTACAGGGATTTAAACCACATAGTCGTATCCTCTCGACCAAGGCCCCGTAGGGCCCCAGTAGTTGATCAGGCGTCGCCCTGATTGAAGGCAACGTGGCGGATTTCGCCAGCAGCGATGGCGTTGAGTACCTGGTGAGCCACGGCAGCATCGAAGCCAGCTGCCATCAGATCTTCCATGGCTTCGTCCCATCGGGTCAGGCCTTGCTCATGACCGGTAATCAGTTCGCTCACGTCGGCCTGATCCTCGACCGGGACTCGGTAGCGCTGAGCGGCCTCGGTAAGGCGACTGGTGTCGATGGGCTTGCTCTCCCGCTCGGGCGTCGGCGCCTCCGGCTGAGCCTTGGCGGCTTCCTGCTCGGCCTTGAATCGGCGCAGTTCCTCAAGTTCGGCTTGCTCAGCGGCGCGTCGGGCTTCCTCCTCGCGCAGCTTGCGACGTTGTTCCTCGAGCTCGGCCTGTTCTGCCGCGAGACGCTCGCGCTCCATAGCGGACTCGTGCATGGAGCGCAGTTCTTGCAGTAGCACCGCCTTGGCGTCTTCGGCCTCCTTGGTCAGGTCGTAGTAGCCCTCGGTGTCGATGCCCTGGGCGGCGTCGTGTAGATCGGCCAGACCCGCAGCGTCGAGCCCCTGGGCGGTGTCGCGATAACTGCCAATCTCTTTGTCGAGACGATCCTGCAGCTTGGCGATCCGTGCCTGACGCTCACGCTCGGCGCGTTCGTCTTCTTCCTGCTTGGCTTCGCGGTGGGGCGCCTCGAGCTGTTCAATCTCGCCGATCAGACCTTTGGCGTACTGGTTCACCTGCTCGATGAAGTCGCGGTGTGGCTTGGTGATCGCTAGTCGAGCCTTGTCGGTACCGGTGCGGTACTTGGTGAGCTCGCGCAGCGATGCCTTGCCGCTCTGGTAGCCCTCCTTGGTGCCGTAATCCGGCACGGTGCCGTGCTTGGCGCGAAGCTCGGCCATGGCCTTCTCGACGCGGTTGAGCTCAACCAACTCGTTGGCGTAAGCCTGAGGGGGATGTTCGAGTTTCTCGGCTGCGTTACCCATGAGTCACTTCCTCTTGCTGTTGTTTCTGCTGTTGGCGTTCGGCCAGAACACGCTCGATGCCGTCCTCGGCCGCTTTGCGGATCATGTCGGCACCCTTGGCAGGATCGACGCGAGCCACGCTGGCCCGATCGTTGATACGCTGCAGCATGGTGTCGGCGGCGAGCTGGATGCTCTTCGGGTGGGGTACCTTGTGCCGCAGGGTGTCGCACTCGCGCTTGAGCCAGTCGGCGTAGTCATCTCGGTACTTCTGCAGTTCGGCGTCGAAGTCTTCAGCCTTCTCTAGGCGCGTCTCGGCTTCGCGGAGCTTCACGTAGCCCAGGTCATCGAACAGGCCGGTGTAGATGTCGGCGGCGAAGCCCAGCTGACTGAGGCACTTCTTCATGGCGTCGGTGACAGACTTCTTCGGCGCCTCGTTGTCCGTGATGAACTGCCCCTTGTTGGTCATGTAGACCGCCCGGGTATGGCCGAAATGAGTGACCTCGCCGCGCTTGCCTTCCCATTCGTACCAGAGCGTTAACTGGCAGGTGTGGGTCTGCTCATGGCCGATCACCGTCTCCTTGAGCAGTACCGGCGCGCCCTGGTCGAAGCGATCCACGTCGATGCGATACCCCCAGCCAATACCCACCGGCCCGAAGATCTTCGTTGCCAGCTTGACCATGTGCATGGTGTCGATGGCGGTAATGTTCTGGCCGTTGACCTTGGCCGGCTTCACCGCATCGGTAGGCGTCTTCTCGACCCGGCTCCAAATCGCCAGGTGTTGGTCGTTTGTCTGCGTCATGCTCATCACCTCACGCCGCCTCGTACTGATAGCTAATAGCCGCTTCGTATTGATCCTCGGCGACTTGCTGCGCCCAGGCGCGCAACTCAGCCCGGCCGTCGTCGGTAGTGAGGTAGTGCTCGATCAGCTGGGCGATGGTGGTGGTCAGCGCGAGGTTGTCGTACCAGGTGCCCAGCAGGCCTTCATCGCGAACGTGCTCGGCGAACGACAGCTTCGCATCGGCGTTACCGTCATCGACGGCCTCGATGATTTCCTTTGTGCGCTGGGTTGTGTCGAAGGGGCGGCCGCGGACGATGAGAGGGAGGGTCATGTTCATGATGTGCGCTCCAGTTCGTCGAGCAGGGCGTCGGCTGTGGCTACAGAAAGCCTCGCAATCTCCTCCGGCGAGGGCATGCCATTGCTTCCTGCGGCTGTGTATCCCTGCATTGCAGCCTTGGCGAAGTCCTCGCGCTTGGTGAGGCCGTGCGCCTCGGTTGTGCCCTTTGAGGGATCGAATGAATCCACCCAAATCTCTGGCTCAGCCAGCGGCATTGCTGGCATATCTGCATTCTTCACGCCGCAGCCCTCCCTTTCTGCTCTTCCAGATAGGCATCGAGGATGATCTCGATGGCCCGGTTCGTTTCGCATGAGCTCGCGTTGTTGTTGCCCTGAGCGAAGAACTCATCCGCCAGCGCGGAATACAGCTCCGTCGCTTCGGCCTGAGCCCCGCAGACCGCCCAGGCCACCGCCTGGCTGACCAACACGGCGTCGCGGTCGTCGCGGGCATCCTCGATCGCGTGGCTGTTTCGGGCCCATTCATACGTCGGCATCGTGGTGCTCCCTCAGAAACTCGCGAGCAGCCTCGGGGATCTCTTCAGGCGGCACTCGCTCAACGGTGATTCGGTACAGGCGCCGTTCGAACAGGAACGTCTCGACGGCTTTCTCTCTGCCATGCTCGAGCAGCATGCGACGCACCAGGGCGCTTTGAGCCGCGGCGCGGGATAGATCAGGGGTCATGACGGCACCTTCCAAAGCTGCAGGAGGGGCGCCTTCAAGCCGTTGCGACGGGCAACGTATTCAGCCTCGCGTCGAGCGTTGGCCGTCTCGCCTACGCTCATTGGCTTGTCGTCTTCGGTGCGGCGGCGCCAGATGAGGCGCTGGCCCGCTGGAACGAGGTCCGCCACGCGGGCGCTCTCTTGGACCAGCGTCACGACATTGCCGCGATGAATCGGGATCATGGCGAACCTCCGGATTAAAAAAGGGCCACCGAAGTGGCCCAGGTACGCAGGGAACTGAAGGGTGATGCGGCACGCCGCTAGACGTGATTACCGCATCGGGATAGACACCGGCCCCGCACCCTGCTTTGAGCGGCCTTCCGCTCGCTAGACTGCATAACCTAAGAGTCGCGATGCCTATCCCGATGGCCCCAGGTGCGCCCTAGGGCTGGCAGAGGCGCCGACAAGAACGCCTCATTTTGATCATGTATTCACGTAATTATATGAATAATATAGATTTAATAGAGTCGACGATCCCTGCGCCGCCTCAGGCGACCGTGATCAACAATTGCGACCGTTTAGCCGCGCTGGTAATAGTGGTTATGTACAAAGCAGGGAGTCGCAAAGTGGACGCCAATAACTTACAAAAACTGGCCCAGCTCAAAGAACAGATTGCCCAATCTGAGCGCGAAGCCAAGAAACTTACGCTGGATACTTATGATTTCTCAGAAGCTGCGCGGCTTTCGCTTGAGAAGCGGCGAGAACAACTAGGCCAGCCCGAATACCCGCCCGAAGTATTTGATCCTGCAATTCCAAGCAGAGACGTAACCGTACAGGTGAAAAGGAAGAAGAAGGGTAAGAAGCGGCCCTCTTCTTCCGGGACTAGTCCTGAGCGGACGAAGAGCGGAAACCTTAAGAAGCGAAAAGATATTCACGACCCAACTGTTCCTACGTTTCCCTGCTCTTCCGAGCCGACTAAAAGCCGAAAGTGGATTACCAAGCTCTGTAAAATGTGCAGCAGAAAGATTCACATTCATGTCGATTGGAAGTCTCCCTCTCTTTATTGCAAATCCTGCAGGTCAACAGCTGCTAGCTTGCGGAAGAACAAGAAAGCCAATTCCTTCACGCCTCAATACACACACTGCGCTATATACCAGGGCGGTGCTCCTGGCGGGGGGAAGCGCCGGTAGCACGAAAGACACCTCATCGAAGCGGCTTTCGAGCGAGCCCTGCTTGATACTGCAAGGCTCATTAACTCGGCCTTCTGCTTGGCACCGTCAGGCTGACGGCTGGGCTCCCAGGGTTTCCCCCAGTCCCCACTCGGCTGCGCAAGATATCTGCGGGGGCTTCCGGCCCCTACGGCTCCTTCGCCGCGTCTAAGCGTCCCCTCTGTAACCCCGAGGTGCGGAGCTGCCTCTCGCAACGTCGGCCACATTCCCCGGTGGCTCGGGTCGGCCTGTGAGGGCCTGGGACGTTTTGTGCTGTGTCCGTGTTAGTGAATTTAAGCATACTGAAATGACCAGTCAAGAGCTTCGCTGAAATATTTTCAGTAAGCTAAACAGGAAGGCGTGAAAAACCCGCCAGTTAGGCGGGTTGGCTGGGTGCGGTCAGCGAATCAGAGGCGGTTCTCTGACATGAACACACGGCCCAGGATCTTGGGGGCGTCGGGATCGGCCATGCTATAGACCTCTTCGGGGAATTCTTCGGCATTGTCGCTGACGACGCGTACGCGCCCCAAGGGGAGCCGGTAAAGGCGCTTAACCCTCAACATGCCATCGTGGTCGAGTGCGTAGACCTTACCGTCCTCGATGTGACGGCTTCCCTTGTCGATGCCAATGGTCGCGCCGTCAGTGATGGCAGGGTGCATCGAGTCGCCCCTTACTGTCGCCAGGGCGGCGTTCTCCGGCTGCACGCCGTAGTGGTAAAGCCGGGGCAGGCTGAATCGCTCCCTGGCCCCGTGGTTCTCAACCACCTGCGTACTTCCGTCGCCGGCGGCGAACTCGACTTCACGGAAGATCGGCAGCCAGACCTCATCAGCACTTACAGGCTCGCTGCTTTCCACGAACTCCGTATCTAGTATTTCAGCGTCGCCGTCAAAAGCATCAATAGCCTTCTGTGACAACTCGTCGAAGCCCCGAATAGGGCCTTTTCCATCAACTAGCCACGTATACGAGACACGCGTAGCCCTCGCCAGTTTCAGCAGGCGTTCGGCAGTGGGGGCCTTGGTCTCTCCGCTTAGCCATTGCGTTACAGCAGACGGGCTGACGCCGCACGCCTTGGCGATGGCGCTCTTAGACTGCCCGCTCTCGCGGATGGCCTGATCAATTCGGTTGTGGATGCTCATTTTAGCGAGCTTAAAGCAAGCATCGTTAAGCATGCTTGCGGCCTTGCTTTCAGCATGCTTAAATATTTCCATACAGGAGGGCTCCCATGAAAACCGAAGACGCAATCCAGCATTTCGGCGGCAAGAAGATAGATCTGGCGAAAGCGCTGGGGCTGTCTCCGTCCGCAATTACCCAGTGGGGCGAAACGGTGCCTCCGCTTCGCCAGTTCCAGCTCGAGCGGATTACCGACGGAAAGCTGAAAGCCGAACCGGTTGCCGCCTGACTTATTGACCGCCTGCCTGGGAAGGCCGCGACCGCCGATGACTGACCGAAAAAAGGAAGAACCATGGCTCAGTACCTGGTTGACGATCGCCGCCGCAAACCGGAAGGCGAACACCTTAGCAACGTGGTGAAAGTGCGTTTTACCGATACGGAACTTGAGCTCCTCCAGGCCTCAGCCTCGATGAGCACCGAGGGACGCCTGGCTCCGTATCTCCATGACCTCGTACTCGAAGCGCATGAGGCGCGACGAGCCCGGCAAGCCCAGCTGCTTGCGGATCTAGCGGAAGGAAAGCCGCTTGATGACCAGGGCAGGGAAGCGCTCGAGGCATTGCTCGCTCGTATGGCTGAACAGGGCCTGATGAGGAGTTTGGCGCAACAACTGACGGCCTGACAGGCCCTGGAGTCGAATCGTGATCGACCAATCGGTAGTGCAAGGCGCATTGGCCCGTATGCGGCCAAGCCTGCGCCAAGAAGCAGAGGAACGCGCCAAGAGGCGTGGCGTTACCGCAGCAGACATCGTGATGGAGCAGTGCCTGGGGCAGCTCGAGGATCAGCTCTATGCGCTGCGGAAAAAAGGACGACCTGCATTGCGGGTTGTTTGAACGGGCGGGCCCAGGCCCGTCACTGCAATACGAGGCCCTTATAGGGCTGGCCCAGAAACGAAGAAGCCCGGCATATCGCTGGGGAGCGTGCCGGGCTTCGAATCACGAACAGGTGATGGAGTAAATCATGAACGAACTCACAGAACATCGCAAGCCGACCATGAGCAGCCGCGAAATTGCGGAGGTGGTCGAGTCTCGTCACGACAAGGTGAAGCAGTCCATGGAGCGGCTGGCAGATCGGGGCCTGATCGCTTTTACCCCAGTGGGGGAAAAGGACACCGGCGGCCGGCCAGGCGTTGTCTACCACGTCAACAAGCGTGACAGCTATGTGGTCGTGGCCCAGCTCTCCCCCGAGTTCACCGCCCGCCTGGTGGATCGCTGGCAAGAACTTGAGGAAAGCGCGGCTAAAACCGCCCTGACTCAATCAAACGTCCCGGCCACCCTGGCCTTGGTTGAGTGCGCCGCCAATCTGCTGCGCGCTTCCGATTCCGGAAAGGTGGTCATGCTTCGCAAGGCCGGCCAGGCCATCGGCGCCGATACCAGCTTTCTGCCCGACTACACCGAAGACAGCGCCCCGGGTCACGTGGGCGCCATGGATACCGCCAGCCTGACCCAACTGCTGCACGACTATGGCGTGGGCATGAGTGCGGCACGCTTCAACCAGGTCCTGGCTGAGATCGGCCTCCTTGAGCGTCGATCCCGTCGGACGTCAGGCGGGGAGACCAAGAGCTTCTGGTGCATCACCGACGCGGGTCAGAAATACGGTAAGAACGTCGTCAGCCCGCAATCTCCTCGAGAGACCCAGCCCCATTGGTACCGGAAGCGCTTTACAGACCTGCTCGCCCTGGCGGGCATGGAAGGTGCGGCATGACCGCGCTTGAGAACATCCTTCACTTCCCAACGCAAGAGAGGCGCCCACGTGTGAACTCATGGCGCTGGAACGAGCTGGAGGAGGACGCCTTGGATGGCCTTCCTCATGATGCCCAGATTCTCTATCTGCGCGTCATACGCAAGCACATGGACTACGCCACAGGCATCACCGGACGTGTGCGCAAGATCAGCTACACGCAGATGCGGGAGGTGCTTGAGTATCACCCGCCGAAACACAGCCGCGAGAAGCCGATCACCTACAGCAAGGATCAGCTAAAGCGTCTGGTTCAGAAGTTGGTGGATGCTGGCCTCATTGAGCGTCTGCACTGCACTGAGAAAGGTGTTGCGCCGATGGAGGTTCGTCTTCCAATGGCCAGCTGTGACGCTGACGAACACCGCCACGAGAGCGCCACGGAAACACCGCCACGTCTAAACCCCCATGGTAGAGCCTCTGGTGAGGTGAACACCGCCACGAGAGCGCCACGTAATAACGAACAACACCGCCACCCTTCCGGGTCCGGTAATTCCTCTCTACCTAGCGGTAGAGAGTCGTCATGCAAGCGCCGCCAGTGGGGTGAGCCTGTCGATCACGAGATCGCGGCCTGGATGGGCGAGATTGTCGATGCTCTGCCGGGAGGCTCCGAAAAACGCAGCCTGACCTCCTGGGCGAACACGATCCGACTGATGCGAGAACAGGACGAGCGCGAGCCTGACCACATACGCCGCTTGTTCGAATGGGCGACCCAGAACGACTTCTGGCAAGCCAATATCCTCAGCCCCGCCAAGCTTCGCAAGCAGTGGAAAACCCTAGCCCTCCAGTTCAACCGTGACCGCACGGGAGCCCGCCATGAAGACCGCAACCCAGCTAGTCAGCGCCGCGCAGAACAAGATCGTGTCGCAGCAAGCCTCGCAGACCCATACGACACCTCCTGGGCGGCTGGTCTGTTCGACGAAGGAGGAGCGGAAGGCGCTGATCGGCAAGCTAGTGAACCGAGTGTTTACCCGCATGGAGGCGATATTCCCCAGGACCTGGCGGATGTCGTTCACAACGGACCAGATGCTGAATCTGGCGAAGCGGGAGCTTGCGTTATCGATGGCGAGTTGGTCTTCGTTGCCGACACAGGAACGACTCGACATGGCCATTGAGCGCGTGAAGAACGATGGCGGCAACTGGCCTCCGTCCATTGCTGAGCTGTGTCTACGCCTGAAGCCCAGCATGTCTGACTTTGGCCTGCCTGATCCCGAGGTGGCATTCATGGAAGCCTGCTCCCATGCAGGCAATGTGAGCGGACACGCATGGAGTCACGAGGCTGTGCGTGAGGCCGGATCGGCAACAGGCTTCTGGGATTTGCGTCACGTAGCCAGCGACATCGAGAGGTCGCGCCTACGCAAGATATTCCACGCCAAATACGAAGCCATCTGCAACCGCGTGATTGCAGGCGGGGAAGTGTCCAGCGTTGCGCTTATCGAATGCGACGACATGAAAACCGCTCTTGAGCGTGCAGAGGCGGCGGCCAATGAGGAATCCGAGCGCCGGATGCGTGAGTTTTGGGCGAACAGGGGAGAAGAGCCCCCCAAGTCCGGAACTGAGGCCATTCAGCGTATGCGCGGGATGCTCGATGAGGAGGGCACTGCATGAACTCACTACGAACCCTGGTCTGGCTGATGACCGCGGCTGCCCTGACGGGGGCCGTGGCTGTCGAGGTGGCCTTACTCCACACGCTTATCGCCGGAGGTGCCTGATGGGATCCGTGACCAAGCTCAAGCCCAAGGCTTGCATCAACCGCCTTGAGAATCCCGAAAGCCAGCTCGGCCGGGTGCACCTGGTGCTGCGCGACGCAACCTACTGGCTGCAACTCCATGAAATCGGCGAGGCCATCCTTCAGCGCTTCGGACGCATGGACAGCCATGCCGCGATCAGCGCCCGTATCCGCGAACTACGTGGCCTGGGCATAACGATCGTCAGCCGCGAAGTATCAGGCCCTGGTAGTGCCCGACCTCACGAATACAAGCTGATGTCCGCCTGGGGCGGCGAGGACGGTGCGGCGTGAGACTCACGGCCCACGAACAAGGCGCACCGCTGCCGCCCAAGTCAGTGCTCGGAAAGGGCTGCAAGGTGCGCAAGGTCAAGAGCCCCTTTCTCGAAGGCGAGAGGCCGGGCGGGAGGCCTGGCCCTACCGATCCTGAGGGCGCGCGTTTGGTTGCTGAACTCATCGCCCGTCACGGAAGCAAATCGGCAGCTGCCCGAGCCGCCGGCTTCAATCCGACGACCTTCAGGACTTGGATATACAAGGGCGTCTATCCGGCCGAGGCGATGAAGCAGGTCCGCAAGGTACTGGGAGGTGATGCGTGAGAATCGTCCCGATAAGTACCAAGGTTCGCCTGGCTGCATCCATGAGCCCGAGCGGCAGCTGGCGGTCACGCTTGGCATGGTCGCTGCGCACCGTTGCTGATCGCCTCACAGGGCAGGTCACGATCGCTATAGAGGTGAAGGCGAGCCAGAAGATCGACGAACACGACATAGCGACAGCTTTCGTGAAGGGGATGGAAGTCAGCAAGGAATTGCTGTTCGAGCAGTGCCGAGCCAAAGAGATCGAGAGTCTCATGCGTCGGCATCAGCCCCACCTGTATGCGGAGGACAAGCAGTGAGTAAGGAGCTGACCTACCGCATCGAGTCGATACGCGATCTTCAGAACACATTGGCTATGGCAGCACGCATGGCAGGCAGGGCGCTTGAGGAAGGGGCGGTCGAGCTAGTGCTACGCCGCCCTGGGCGCGGCCAAGGCCAGAACGCGAAGTTCCACGCCATGATCGGTGACATTCACCACCAGGCGTTTCGTGGTTATTCCGCAGATGGTGTGAAAGCGGTGCTCGTGAACCAGTTCGCGCTCGAGATGGAGGAGCAGGGCACACCACTGGCCAGCCCGGGCGAGAAGGTCTGGGACTGGAAAACCAAGGAGCCCGTCTACGTGCGCCCCACCACGACGAAGTTTCGCAAGGCAGAGGCCGCGGCGTTCATCGAGTTCCTGTACGCCACCGGCGTTGAGTTGGGCGTCCAGTGGAGCGAGCGAGCCCTGGCAGCGTATGAAGAATACCGGGAGGCAAAGGCGGCATGAGCGAATGCGAGAAGTGTGGTGACGAGGCTATCGGCTTCAACGATGACGGCGACCTTCGCTGCGAGGATTGCCTCTTCGAGGAGACGTGCGAAGAGTTGTTTGCCGACCCGGCTGATGAAGAGGAGGCGTCCTGATGCTCAAGACCCTACGCGTTGAATCCCAGGCTATGCGGAATGCGGCCCGAGCCGAGCGCTGCACGCTCGAGATCCTCGGTGTCTGCAGCCATCGCGAGGAAACGACCGTCCTGGCGCACCTGCCTGACGAGTCGCACGGGATCAGCCGCAAGAGTGATGACATATCCGCCGTGTTCGCTTGCTCCAACTGCCACAACGTCATCGATGGCGATTCGAGAGGATGGCCAGCAGATGAGTACCGACAACGCGAGTGGTACTTCCGCCGTGCTCAGACCCGCACATGGCGCCGGCTGCTTGAGCTTGGCGTGATCAGTATCAAGGGGGTGCGCCTGTGATGACGATCAGTAGCCCGGCAGGGCGACGGCTGGCCAAGGCGAAGGCGGATATGGATGCCGCCAACGAGCTGTTTCAAATCGGCGAAACCCAGGGTCAGCATTACGCATACCTCGCAGCGCGCAAAGAGCTTTCCAAGGCGGCAGCCATAGTCGCCGACGAACTGGTTGCCCAACGGTTTCACCTGATGGAGGGCGACTGATGCGCTTGTTCGTTCCCTATATCGGCCCATCCACGAATGTGGCGCTGCGTCAGCACTGGCGGAAGCACAAGAGCCAGGTCGAGCTGTGCGACCTGCTCACCAAGCAGGCGGTTATTGAATCGGGCTTGCCGCCTATTAGCGACCAGGTAGACCTCTTCTTCACGCCCCGCCTGGGCCCGAAGGAGCGGATCCGAGATACAGGCAACTACTCAATCAGCTGCAAGACGATCGAAGACGGCCTGGTCCGCGCCGGCCTGCTTCCAGATGACCGTGGCGAGTACGTGAGGGAGTGGAAGGTGCGCCCGCCGATAATCGACCGCAAGCAACCGAGCGGTACCTGGGTGGAGATCGTTTTAGTGAAGGAGGAAGCGGCATGATCCAGAGACACGAAGAGAATGCACAGGGCCGCGACTTCTTTGTAGGAGATATTCACGGCCAATACGACTTGCTGATGGAGGCCATGCGTGGCGTCGAGTTCGATAAGGCCCGGGATCGCCTGTTCTCCGTGGGCGACCTGATCGACCGGGGCGCTGACAGCTTCAAGTGCCTATCCCTCGTTTTTGAGCCCTGGTTCTACGGCGTGCTCGGCAATCACGAGGTATTGGCCCATGACGCCTTTGAGGACCCCGGAAGTGCTTGGGACCTGTGGCAGATGAATGGCGGGAGCTGGGTTTACCTGGAAGGCGCTCATGAAGTGAAGTCCATCCTAGGGGAAGCCCTGCGATACCTGCCCTACGCCCGCGAAGTCGAAGTGGCCGGCAAGCGAATCGGCATGGTTCACGCAGAGCCGCCCGCCGATTGGGCCGACATAGAAACCGCCGATCCTCAGCACCTTGTCTGGAGCCGGAGACGCATCAGCCGCATGGATACGACGCCCATTGCTGGCATCGATGCCGTAGTAGTTGGCCACACCATCCTCGAGCAGGCGACCTGGCTGGGCAATGTCCACTACATCGACACCGGAGCATTCCACACCGGGAACCTGACACTCATCGATGCGCGGTCGATTGCAGGGTGAAGGAGCCACCCCGCACCTGGCCGGACGGTCGCCCCGTAGGTGGGACCAACGGCTACCCGCCGGAGTACGCCGAGTGGTTGCTCTATTGCCAGGCACTGCATGTCGCGAAGCAGATGCTCAAGGCAGGCAAGGGACAGCGTGAGGGCATCTTCAAGCAGTGGGAAGGGCAATGGCCGGGTGTGACTCGGGAACGCGTCAGGGAAGCGATGGCAGAGCTCAGCACAAAGCCCAAGGGCAACGAAACAACGCAACACAACGATTTAGGCAACGCTAGGGCAACGGGGGATAGGGGATGAGATATTCAAGCGCACGCCAAATGATTTTCGACGCGTATCAGACACGCCGCGGCAATAGCCCCATCGCCGGGCTATTCGATGACCTGCGCCGGATCCGCGAGAAGACCGGCAACAACGGCGCCAAGCTGCGCAGCCTGATTGCCGAGCACAAGCGCAACGTGAGAGCGCTGGCCAATGCCGATGTGAACAGCCCCGACATTGAGCAGCTGAAGATGGCCGTTCGCCGTACCGAGCAGCGCCTGTCCGAGGTTCGCACCGCGCTCGAGGATATATCGAAGTCGAGCAACGAGGGGCACCTTCCTGACAACGATTGGAAAATTGTGCATGGGCTGGAAGCCGGGGCAGTGATGAGTCGCGTCGAGTCATTGCCGATCCACCTGCAGGCACTAGCGCGGTATTGCTTCGGCCCCTTCACCCGCGACGAGCTTGCCGAAGATGCCGAGCATGTACATTGGGCCCTGTACTCGAAACTGCTGACCGAAGGCGTGAAGCTGCCAGGTCAGGGCAAGGGGCTGCCTACCGCCGAGCAGCTCAATACGCTCAAGTATCTGTGCGCTGCCGCCCTGTACCACCACAGCCAGGTGACATGGCCTTATTCACGGCCAGGGCTGCCCACGCCCAAAGCGGTGCAGGGCTTCATGCTGGACGAGTATGGCGTCGAGGTGGAGGTTCGATTCTGGACGCGCACCGATCGCTCGACCTGGGGCGCGGTATGGGAGCGCATTCTTCGTGTGCTGGATAACTGGGAAGCCGAGGCATTGGCGCCGGTGGCTGACCTTTTACCGCAGGCGGCCTAACAGATATTCTTGTCAGCTTTCGGTTAAATGGTAAGCCAAGTGGAAACGAGTGATGTCCTACAGTTCCTTGCCACCGTTATATTCGGTGGCGTTGCTGCATCCTTAGCCTCAGTGCTTTGGGGTAGAAGACATGCAAAGACTGACGCCAAAGTGGCTCGTCTTGAATCGCTTTACATGGCATTGGTGCGCTCAGAGAGGGATATGGACACCCATGTTCTATGGCACAGCCAATCCATGCTGGGGTTGCTGACCCCTGAACAAGCCATAGAGGGGCTTTCGCGTCACCATCAGCCTGTCTCAGATATAGGGCCCGGGGCTCAAGTACAGACCTATATCCATTTGTACTTCCCTGAATTCAGCGAGCGGTTCGCTGAGCTCGAAAAGCGAAGCAAGGATTGTGTGAGTTTCATCATTTACTACCAGAATTCGACCAAAGGCGGAAATACGGTCAGGAAGGACCTCTTGCCCGCGTTCCAAGCAAAAACAAAAGCCTTTCGCGAAGAGTTAGAGTTATTTAAGTCAGAGATCGCTGAGAAGATTCATTCTTCAATATAGACACCTGCATCCGTTTCGCTTATCTTATACCCATGATCCGATTCTGCGCCCTGGCTTCCGAGCCGGGGCGCTTGCGTTACTGGCCAGCTCCGATTAACTCTCTCGTTAATTGCTCTTTGGCGGCCTTCTCGCGGTCCTCTAGAGACAAGGAAAAGTATTCTCTAGCTGTTATGTTGAGCTGCACCCTGCGGTGGTGGTCTTGAGAAACTCGCACGTAAACAGCGAGCGGATCGGTGCTGCTAATCCCGTTTATGCTTAAACCCATATCGCTTTTCCTTCCGAGAAAGACGCAAGGGTAAAGCCCAATCCAAGGCCCTGCCAGTCCGGCGGGGCCTTATCGTTTCTACTGTCGTGAGACAGCAGGTAGGTATTTATGCACTGGCTCGACGAGATCGATGCGGTTCGACCGGCGGTCTCGCCGGAGCTTTTGCGCGTGGCGATGCCGCGCTGCCCTGATGTGGCGGAGTGGGCCGACGAACTGTCCGAGGCGCTGGCATGGGCAAAGATCCGTGTGCCAGCCGAAGTGGCGATGTTCCTCGCCCAGATAGGACACGAGTCCAGCGACCTGACCCGGCTCGAGGAATCGCTCTGGTATAGCGCCGATAGGCTCATGGTCGTCTGGCCCAGCCGATTCACCACCAAGAGCATCGCCAACCGCTTCGAGGGCAATCCCGAAGCCCTAGCCAACGAGGTCTACGGCGGTCGGATGGGTAACACCCAGCCCGGTGACGGCTGGCGATTCATCGGGCGCGGACCGATCCAACTGACCGGACGCGATAACTACACGCGTTGCGCCGAGGCCACAGGCCTTCCCCTCACAGAGCACCCTGAACGGCTAGCTAGCTGTCCCCGGCATGGGGCCATGGCGGCTGCCTGGTACTGGCTTGATCGCGTCACACCTGGCGCAGACATCATCACTGTGACTCAGCAGGTCAATGGCGGACGCCATGGCCTAAACGACAGAAAGCGCCGCTATGAGCGCACGCTGCGTCACGTTCAATCACTTGGTGCGCAATGCCCGGAGGCGGGATGACAGCCCGAGATGCCGACGTGAAACCGTCTGTCTTTGAACGACACCTACAGACAGGGATCCAGGTCATTCTGGTTGCCCTGCTGGCATGGGCCGGCCTCGAATTGGTCAACCTCGGCAAGAATACTGCCGTACTGCAGGAGCGGTTGATGTATCAAGGTCAGCAGATCGCAGACTTGCGTCGAGAGCTGCGCCAGTGGAACGAAATCTACTACCGCCAGGCTGACGCCGAACGGGACTTCGACGATATCCGCAAAAGGATCGAAGGCCTGGACGGCCGGGTATCCACCCTCGAGGGGGTACGACAGTGAAATGGTCCGATGTCGCAGAAACGGTGGCGAAGGTTGCGCCTGTTGTTGGCGGTGCTCTTGGCGGTCCTGCTGGGGCTGCAGTTGGCTCTCTCGCCGCTAGGGCACTGGGTGTTGAGCCCACTCCTGAAGCAGTGGCGCGCGCTATTCATGACGATCCTGAAGCGGCCGTAAAGCTGCGAAAGATCGAAGCCGACCTCGAGGCAATTCGTATCGAGGCACAGGCCAGTGTGATTACGGCGGAAGCCAATGGCGAAAGCTACCTGCAGCGCAACTGGCGCCCGATCCTGATGCTCGTCATCACGGCCATCGTTGCCAACAACTACATCATCGCGCCGTACCTGGGTGCCATGTTTGGTTCGGCGCTCACGCTCGACCTGCCTGAACGTCTGTGGGATCTGATGACCTTGGGTGTAGGTGGGTATATCGGCGGACGCACGATCGAGAAAGTTACCCGAGGCAGTTCCGGCAAGGGGCTGATGGATCGGATCAAGACGAGGTGAGTGCTATGGATAACCAGCACAAGAAGATCAGCGGCTACCGAGACCTGACTCAGGATGAGATCGACCTGATGAACGAGGCCAAGGCGCTAGAGGCTCAGTGCCTGGCCTTTCATCGCAAGGTGAGGGGTGTGCTCGTCAGTCAGAGCATCACTGGCAGCGACGAGGACAGGTTCAGGATGGATAACGCCAACGCTATGCGCTGGCACTCCATTGCCCGCACGGATATCGAGACTGGATTCATGGCCTTGGTTCGTTCCATTGCCCAGCCTCAGCCGAAGGAGTAGCCCATGCACTTCCAGGCAGCCTACAGCTACATGAAGCGCGGCCATGCCATCACCCTGCCTGAGTGGGGCGGCTACTGGACGTGGGATGACGCCGCAAAGACAGTGTTGATGCATACCCGTAAGGGTGAGGTCATCGGTATTCGTGACTCTCAGGACATGGACTACACCCTGTCATTCACATTCAGAGATGACTGGGAGTTGGTCACCGATATCAGCACTACCGAACATAACCAGGCCAAAGCCTGACCGAATCCCCGCAAGGGGTAGGGCACTGTCGTGAGATAGAGCCCGACCTTTTTCGCGGCACGTCGTGAGACGCCCGCACCTTTCTACGGAGGCGCCGCCCGTGAGGGCCGCGACACCCCATGGCGAAGCAACGATACGACTGGGAGGCCATCGAGAAGGACTTCAGGACTGGACGCTTCAGCCTGCAGCAACTCTCGCACCGACATGGCCCGAACAAGGCGACGATCAGCCGCCGTGCAGCCGAAGAGGGCTGGCAGAAGGACCTGACCGGGGCCGTGCAGCAGCGCACCCGGGAGAAGCTGAGCCGTCCCGCATCCGAGCCGCCCGACCTTCCCGATGCTGACATTATCGAGATGGCGGCGACCGAGAACGCCACTATCGTCCAGGGCCATCGCGAGATGCTGGTCCGCTGGCGGTCGATCGCCAGTAGCTTTGCCCAGCGCCTGTCCGAGCAGATTGCTGCCGGTAAGCGCACCATTGAGGTATCGGAAGGCAAGCCCGCCGAGGTCGATGTCGATCTGGAGTATGTCGGCAAGTGCATGGGCTACGGCACCCAAGCCGTTGAGCGCATCGTCAAGCTGGAACGCCAGAGCTATGGCCTCGACCTGGATGGCGACGATGTTCCGCCCGAGCGTGAACTCTCCGAGGACGAGCTTGACGCCAAGATCGCTCAATACCAGGCGCAGCTGGGTGAGCAGTGACGCCGAAGGAAAAGCGCGACTACCTGGCGCTGCTCGAGGAAAAGGCCAGGCGGCGACGCTACAACCTGATCGAGTCGCTATTCCCCGATGACGGGCCGCTGCGTCGTGAGCTCTACCCGCGACACATGGAGTTCTTTCGGGCCGGGGCTATTCACCGGGAACGACTGTTCCTGGCAGCCAACCGGGTAGGCAAGACCATCGCCGGCGGTGGCGAGATGACCTACCACCTGACCGGCCTGTACCCGGACTGGTGGGATGGGCGCCGCTGGGATCGCCCCGTTGAGGCCATGGCCGCTGGCGACACCAGCCAGACCACACGCGACATCATCCAGCACAAGCTGCTAGGCGGATTGTGGAATACCGACGAGTTGGGGGCGGGGTTGATACCGCGTCGCCTGATCGGCAAGCCCACGCCCGCCCGAGGCGTTCCGAACCTTTACGAAGAGATCCCGGTAAAGCACATCACCGGCGGCTGGTCACGCCTCAAGCTGCGCAGTTATGACCAGGGGCGGCGCATCTTCCAGGGTACCGAGCTGGATATCTTCTGGCCCGATGAGGAAGTGCCACTCGACGTCTACGAGGAAGGGCTCGTCCGGACCATGACCACGCACGGAATGATCATGATGACCTTTACGCCGTTGCAGGGCCTGACCCCGCTGGTGGTGTCGTTCCTCGAATCCAAACATGAGCAGGAGCCGGTATGACCGACTATTCCTCCAAGGTGATGGCAGGCGCCAAGCGCGCCATTGCCGGACTCGAAATGCCGCCGGCCAGCGCGCGCTACGTGAAGCACAAGACCAAGGCCGAGAAGCATATCGAAGCCCTGGTGAAGGAGCGCGGCATTGAAAGCGGAACGATCGGGCTGCGCATCGCTCGCAAGATCGACAGGCGTGCCGTGCACGGCCAGGTGATGCGTATCGCCGGGGCCGTGTTCACCGTCAAGGATCCGGCGCAGGCATGAGCCGCTATGTGGTTCAGGCGGGCTGGAATGACGTGCCGCATCTCTCCGAACAAGACAAGGCCGACCTGATGAAGTCGCTTTCCCCGCACCAAATCAAGGCGCGTTCCGAAGGTATTCCCAGCCTGGGCGCCGGGGCGATCTACCCCGTACCGGAAGAGGACATCGTCTGCGAGCCGTTCCAACTTCCCGATTGGTGGGCGCGTCTCTACGGACTCGACGTGGGCTGGAACAAGACGGCGGGCATCTGGGCCGCATGGGATCGGGATACCGACGTCATCTACCTGTACAGCGAGCACTATCGCGGCCAGGCAGAGCCCAGCGTGCACGCCAAGGCGATCAAGATGCGGGGCTCATGGATTCCCGGGAACATCGATTACGCCGGCACCAACCAGAGTGACGGCAAGCGGGTAATGAATCTCTACAAGGACGAAGGCCTGATCCTGCACCCGGCCAACAAGGCAGTGGAAGCGGGATTACTCGAAATGCTCGACCGCCTATCGACAGGACGGCTCAAGGTGTTCTCCACGCTGCAGCACTGGCTGAGCGAGTTTCGCCTGTACCGGCGCAACGAGAAGGGCCGCATCGTCAAAGAAAACGACCACCTCATGGATGCCACGCGCTACCTGATCATGGGGCTGAACCACGCCACCACGCGACCGGTGGAACGCGCGCACCAGATCACCCAGCCGGGCGACACCACCGCCGGATACTGAGCAGGTACCCCGATGCAGAATGACGCGACTGTCGAGACGACAGACGACATCAGCCTCGCTGAGCAAGCGCAGCTCGAGGAACGCCTCAACATGATGGGCGGCAAGCTGCACAAGCTCGCTCATGACCAGGTGGCCGCCAAGACACAGATTGAGACGCGCTGGCTGGCTGACCTTCGCCAGTACCATGGCGAGTACACGCCCGACCAGACAGCACGGATGGAGAAGAACGGCGGCTCCAAGGTCTTCGTCAACATCACGCGCAACAAGACCCGGGCAGCGCAGGCGCGGCTGTCCGACATGCTACTGCCCAACGATGACCGCAACTGGGGTATCAAGCCCACGCCGGTACCGTCGCCCTCAGGCGGTCAGTACGACAAGGCACAGATGCGCGAACTGGTTGAGGACGCCGCCAAGGCCATGGGCGAGCGCATCGCAGACGACTTCACCGAAGCCCACTACAACGCCATCGCCCGCGACGTGATCGCCGATAGCTGCCTGTTGGGTACCGGGGTGATGAAGGGCCCGACCGTGGTCAACCGCACGCGCCGCGCCTGGGTAACAGACGAGTACGGCCAGAGCACCATGGAGATTCAGCAGGAGTTTCGCGCCGGGCTCGAGCATGTCTCGCCGTGGGATTTCTTCCCCGATATGTCCGCTGCATCCATGTCGGAGGCCGAGTTCGCCTTTGAGCGTAAGCTGATCAACCGTAAGCAGCTGCGTCAGTTGGCCGAGCTTCCCGGTGTCCTGGCTGGCCAGCTGCGCAAAGCGCTTGAGGATGATGGCGACCACCATATTAGCCACGACCGTCGCGACGACATTCGGGCCATCACTGGCGTGGATACCGTAGCCAACGACCGCCGCTGGGAACTGTGGGAATACTGGGGCCCGCTCGACAAGGAAGAGCTTCGCGCTTGTGGCTGCGATGGCATCGAAGAAGACCCGTTGATCGAGTACACCGGCTGCGTGCTGATGGTGGGTCCGCATGTGATCAAGGCGGCGATCAATCCGCTCTATTCCGGTGACCTGCCTTACAGCGTGTGCAACTGGGAAGAGGACGGCTCCAGCATCTTTGGCTTCGGTGTGCCGTACCTGATGCGCAACCCGCAGCGCGTAGCCAACGCCGCCTATCGCATGATGATGGATAACGCAGGCCTCTCGTCAGGCCCCCAGGTAGTGATGAAGAAGAAGGGCATCACCCCGGTAGACGGTGACTGGACGCTGCGCCCCCGCAAGCTGTGGTACGCCGATGATGATTCCGAAGTGGGCCATGCATTCCAGGTCTACAACATCACCAGCCAGCAGGGCGATCTGTTCGCTATCTTCCAGCAGGCCCAGCAGATGGCCGACACCGAGACCAACTTGCCGATCCTGCTCCAGGGTGAAGGCGTCTCCGGTGGCCCCGGTGCCAAGACGGCGACCGGCATGCAGATGCTGATGAACAACTCGAACATCGTGTTGCGCTCGGCGGTGAAGAACTTCGATGACGGCATTACCGAGCCCACCGTGCGCCGCTTCTACGACTGGCACATGGCCTACACCGATGACCCCGAGATCAAGGGTGACTTCGATATCGTGGCGCGCGGCTCGTCTGTCCTCATCGCCCGCGAGGAGCAGCAGGAAAAGCTGATGATGCTCAGCCAGATCGCCGGCAACAATCCGCTGTTTGCGCAGATGACCAACTGGCAGGGGCTGTACAAGGAGATCCTGCGCACGCTGCAGGTGCCGGTCGATGCGATCGTCAAGAGCGAGGAAGACATCAAGCAGGAGGGCGAAGGCGAGGAGCCGCCACCCGAGGTCCAGTTGAAGATGGCCGAACTGCAGCTCAAGCAGCAAAAAGAACAGCGCGAGGCCCAGCGCGACCAGGCCGAGATGCAGCTCAAGGCCCAGCAACAGCAATGGGACCAGGAATACCGGGCGGCACAGCTACAGAGCCAGCAGGAGATTGCTCGCCAGGAAATGGCGCTCAAGCAGGGAATCACCATGGCCCAGCTCGAAACCAAGCTAGGGCTTGAGTCGCAGAAGTTGGAACAAAAGGCCCAGGAGACGTCCGCCCAGTTGCAGACTGAGCGCGACAAGACCGCGGCGCAACTGACCGAGCGTCAGAACGACCGCATGGCTCGTGAACGGAACATGCAGCAGGGGTTCGATAGCTATGGCTGATATCGACAAGCACAGCACGACCTGGCGGGCTGTTACCGAGTGGGCCCAGGCCGAACGCGCTAAGGCTGTTAGTAGCCTGATCGCAGGCAGCGGCTATGACGACAAGCTGCGCGGGGATATCCGTACGCTCGATAGCTTGATGGCCCTGACCGACGAGCCGCCCCCGGCGATACCCGCCGCTGAATACGACTGACCTCAGGCCCGCCACGTGCGGGCCTTTTCATGACCACTAGCCGCTCGGGAGAGCCGCCCCATGGCAGATAAAGCCGCTGATCAGCAGCCGCTGGACTCGCAAACCACTGACGAAACCAGCTTCGATGACGCCTTCGCCGAATACTCCACTAAGGAGCGAGGCGATCGCGACGAGTATCACCGCGAAGAGCGCGAGGCTGAAGCCACCCAGACCCAGGACGCACCACCCCAGGACGAGACCGACGAGGTTGTCCAGGGGGAGGAATCCCAGGCCAGTGACAGCGATCTCGAATCGCGCCTGAAGCAGCTCGAGCACAGTGAGCGCAGTCAGCGTGGCCGTGTAGGTGCCCTGAGCCGACAGATTCAGGAACGTGACCGCATCATTGCCGAGCTACAGAACCGGCAGGCTGCCCCGCAGCCGACACCGAGCAAGAAGACGGGCGAGTCGCAGGACGTGAAGGACCAGAAGCAGGCCATCGCTGACGAGCATGGCGTTGACGACTGGGAGAGCTTCCGCCAGGACTTCCCTGACATTGCAAACGCGCTCGATTCCCGCTTCGAACAGATGAGCCGGATGGAAGAGCGCATCAACTCACGCCTTGAAGAAGTGAATGGCGTGATTCAGCCCATACAGCAGCAGGCCCACGAACAGCACCTCGCAGGTCAATTTGCCGCGCTTGAAGCCCGGCACAAGGACTGGCGTGAGGTGGTCAGTGCGCCCGCGTTTCAGCAGTGGCTGGAGCAACAGCCGGAATGGATGCAGAAGCAAGTGGAGTCCGAGAACGCCGACGATGCGTCCGCGCTACTCGATATCTACAAGGGACTGCACGCCACCGCCGGCGAAAGCCGCAACGATACGCGCGAACAGCGCAACAACCGCCTGGCGCAAGCGCAAACGGTTTCCCGCCGTGGCGCACCGCGTCCGAGTGGGGCCCCCGACGATTTCGAAGGGGCCTTCAACCACTACGCAACCCAGAAACGCTAAGACCGTGAGGTACTGAGCAATGCCTACTACCGCATATGGCGATATCTCCCAGCGCACCGCCGCCTGGGCCGCCTCCGAAATGCTGACCCACGCCGAGCCCATCCTGGTGCTCTCGAAGTTCGGTCAGTCCAAGCCGCTGCCGAAGAACAAGTCCGACACGGTGAAGTTCCGCCGTCCGGTGCCGTTCCCGGTGGTGACCGCCTCGCTGACCGAGGGCGTTACGCCGAATGCGCAGCAAATGCAGTACGAGGACGTGACTGTCCAGATCAAGCAGTGGGGCGCCGTGGTCGAGATCACCGACTACGTGGCCGACCTGGCTGAGGATCCGGTGCTGTCCGACGCCTCGACGCTGTGCGGCGAGCAGGCAGCCGAGACCATCGAGCTTCAAACATGGGGCGCGTTGAAGGCGGGCACCAACGTGTTCTATGCCAACGGCGAGTCTCGCGCGGCCGTGAATACGCCGATCAGCCTGGCCAAGCAGCGCGCGGTTACTCGTGGGCTGAAGGGCAACCGGGCGAAGAAAGTCACCAGCATGGTAGGTGGCAGCCCGAACTACTCCACCGAGCCGGTGGATGCAGCGTTCATTGCTTTCGCGCATACCGACCTTGAGGCCGATATCCGCGACATGGAAGGCTTCACCCCGACCGAGAAGTACGGCTCCATGAAGGCGCTGCCCTACGAGATCGGCAAGGTCGAAGACGTGCGATACGTTCTCTCGCCCGTGCTCGACAAGTGGGAAGACGCAGGCGGTGTCGAGAACGGCATGGTCTCCACCACGGGTACCAGCGCCGACGTGTATCCGGTGGTCTACATCGGCAAGGAGTTCTACGGCTTGATCCCGCTCAAGGGCGCCAATGCCGTGAAGCCCTCTGTCATCAACCCCAGCACCATCTCCAAGGATGATCCGCTGGGCCAGCGTGGCTACGTTGGCTGGAAGACGTACTTCGTCGCCAAGATCCTCAACGAGGGTTGGGGCGCACGGATGGAGGTTGCGGCCAGCGAACTGGCCTGATACCTGAGGTAACCGAAGCCCGCCACCCGGCGGGCTTTCCTTTTCATGACATGCCGTGAGGTATCCCGTGAGCGATTCCACTCCAATCAACACTGCCGAAATGACCCGCGAACAGCTCGAGGCGACAGCCAACGACTTAGGCGTCAAGTTTCAGAGCAATATCGGCGACGACACGCTGCGATCGCGCATCGATGAAGCGCTGGGCACGCCGAACCCGACTGGTAGCGCGACCAAGCCCGCAAACGAGCAACCCAAAGGCTCGGCCCAGCAGACGAAACCCGCCAAGCGCAAGATCATCGTCGCCACCCACGATCAGGACAAGCAGCCGGTCCAGGTGTTCGTGAACGGTCGCAGCTACATCATCGAGCGTGGGAAGGAAGTCGTAGTGCCTGTCAGTGTCGTTGAGGTGTTGCGCAATGCCGTGCAGGACGTCTACGACCCGAAGACCATGAAGAAGTCGCATGTCATGGCCTATCCGTACCAGGACCTTGGCGAGGCGTAAGCCATGACCTTCCTGCAACTCTGCCAGCGGCTGCGTCAGGAGGTGGGCGCAGCCGGTACCGGGCCTGCCGCAGTCACCGGCCAGCATGGCGAGGCCCAGCGCCTGATCGGCTGGATTCAGCAAGCGTGGACCGAGATTCAGGCCACGCGCCCCGACTGGCGGTTTGCCTGGGCGGAAGGGTTGATCGAGTTGGAGAGTGGTTACCGCGACTACGCGCTGCCCGACGACTTCGCCTCGTTCATCCCTGACACGATCTACCTCGACGATCGCGAGCTAACGCTACTGCCGTACAGCGAATTTCGTCGTCGCTTTCGCAATGCCGCACCGGCCCAGCCACGCCATATCACCGTGACGCCTGGCGATGTGATGCGGTTGGGCGGGGTGCTGCACTTCGACGGCACACCGGGCGAGGGCGAGCGGCTGAGCTTCGAGTATTACCGCTCACCGCAGGAACTCGTCACGGGCAGCGACGTACCGCGCCTGCCCCTCGAGTACCACATGCTCATCGTCTACCGGGCAATGATTCAGTACGGGCTCTACGAGAACGCGGGCGAAGTGGTGCAGCAGGGCATGAGCAACGCCAACCGCCTGATGACCGAGGTGGAGCGCACGCAGCTGCCTAGCGTGTCGTTTGCGGGGCCGCTGGCATGAGTCGCTCGGCATATATCCGCCTGGGTGGCGGTCTCGACCTGGTCACGCCCCCGGGCGAAATGGCCCCGGGTGCGGCGCTGTCGTGCATCAACTACGAGTGCCCGGTGACCGGCGGTTATCGGCGCATCGATGGCTACACGCAGCAGGGGCCGGTGGTTCCCGGCGAAGGGCCTGTGCTGGGCGTGGTCACGTTTGCCGACGACACCTATGCCGTGCGCAAGGATGTGGGGGCCAATGCGGCCACACTCTACCGGCTCGATACCGGGACGGATGCCTGGGTATCCATCGGCGCAGTGCATAACGGCCGCCATGAGTTCGATGAGGGCAACGCCTACGCCACCGAGGCCGGGCGTGCCTTGTACGGCGTGGGTGGGGGCAAGCCGTTCGAGCTGACGGCCTCCGGCACCTTCACCACGCTGACCAATGCACCCAGCGGGGCGAAGCTGATCGCCCTGCACAAGAACCATCTGTTCCTGGGCTTTCAGGCGGGTAGCTTACAGTTCTCGGGCATTGGCGAGCCTTCCAACTGGGACGCATCGACCGGCGGCGCTGGCGAAATCGGTGTCGGACAACGCCTGACCGGCCTGTTGCGCGGCGTAGGCGGGGTGCTGCATGTGCTGTGTCGCGATAGCGTTCAGACGCTGCGCTTCACTAGTGCCAGTGATTCGGTGCTGGATGTCACGGTGCCCAACACCGGGGCGCGCACCTATTCGTGCCAATCGCTGATGATGCCGTACTTCGTCAACGAGCGAGGTATCACTACCCTCGAGGCCACGCAGCGCTATGGTGACTTCACGCCACTACAGCCCAGCCGTACGGTCGAGCCGCTGTTCGTGGGCGATGGCCTGTCCAGCCGCGTGAAGGCCAGCGCCGTATCCAAGAGCAAGGCGCAGTATCGGGTCTGGTTCGACAACGGTACCGGGCTCTACATGAGCGGCAACGGCATCGGCGTGGTGAAGTTTCCCCACCAGGTGGAAGTCGCCCACACCGGTGAGCTCTCTACCGGCGAGGAGCGGATCCTGTTCGGTGACAGCAACGGCTATGTCTACCGGCTGGACGACGGCAACACCTTCAACGGCGAGCCGATCGAGGCGTTTCTCACCCTGGCGTTTACAGACCTCAAGTCACCCAGCGTACGAAAGCGCTTCCGCCGCGCCTTCTGGGACGTGCGCAGCGGCACCGATGCCCAGATCGCCATCCAGCCCGACTTCGGCTATGGCCGCAACGAGACGGCCCGACCCCGGCGCGAGTTCATCGACTACATGCTCGGTGGCGGCCTGTGGGGAACCAGCCGCTGGAATGAATTCGTGTGGTCTGTCCCGGTGCTGGGTCAGGAGTCGATGGATATAACCGGCACTGATACCAGCATCAACTTCGCCATCCACTCCAGTTCGAGCGGCACCTCGCACGAAATCCTGGGCTACGACATTCACTATGACCTGAGGAGGCAGCGCCGTGGGTAATCCTTATTTCGACAACTCGGACCCGGGGAAGCGGTTTCAGCCCGGCACGGTGGCCGATGGCGAGGCGGTAGACGAGAAGTTCGACGCTATCGCCAGTGGCCTCGATTCTACCTTCCAGGACACCACGCGCGCGCTCAAATTTCCCTACGAGGAAGGGATGCCCAGCCAGGAGTTCACGGCCTCGGCCCTGCAACGCCGCAACCGTGTGCTGGGCTTCGATGGCGAGGGCAACCTGGCGCTGGTATCGGGCTTCTACTATCGCCAGGACTGGCAGCCGAACACCGATTACTTCCTCAACGACGTGGTGCGCGATCCGATCACCACCAACCTGTACGTGTCGATCGCTCGCCACACCTCCGGTACCGAGCCCGACCTAACGAACACCAGTAAGTGGTACCTGGCTATCGATGCCGACACGGTGCGCCGCGCACGTATCGAAGCCGTCGCGGCGCGTGACCTGGCGATTGCCTGGGCGTCTCAAGACCCCGGCCCGGTGGATGGCACCGCCTACCAGTCGGCCAAGACCTACGCCCTGGCTGCGCAGGGCTCGGCGAGTGCTGCCCATGGCTCGCAGCTTCTCGTCGCTGCCGCCGAGTCTCGCGTGGAGCTGCTCGAGCAGAGCGCGACCGACGCCGAAGCCGCAGCCGGCCAGTACGCCAGCGATGCCCACGGTTTCGCTCAGGCAGCCGCCCAGAGCGAAAGCAACATTCAGGGCGTCGAGAGCAACGTCACGCTCACCGCGCAGCAGGTGGCCACCGATGCCCAGACTGCCAGCGATGCGGCAAGCAGTGCCGAGTCGGTCAGCCAGCGCATCAACGACACCACCACCATGGATTTCCTCAACTTCGAACTCGATGGCCCGAACCTGATCGCGCACTTCGCCGGGTACTCGGATGCCAGCAACTTCTCGGTCAATGCCGCCGGTGAACTGGAGGTAACCCTGTAATGCCGACTATCAACCTGGGGCGCGTGCGCTTCAACTGGCGTGGCCAGTACGATCCGCTTGTTGCCTATGTCGAATACGACTGCGTCGAGGATGATGGCCAGTCCTATGTCTGCATCGCGCCGGTGACCGGTACCGGCCCCAACGATACCGAGGGTGGCACCTACTGGGGCTCGATGCTGATCCGTAGCGCCGATTACAACCAGGCGCGTCAGGATGCTATTGACGCAGCCGCCGCTGCCTCGGAAAGCGCCACCTCCGCAGGCGGGCACGCTACCACGGCAGGCAATGCCGCTACCGCCTCTGGTGATGCGCGGGACATGGCGCAGCAATGGGCCAATGAAGCCGAGGATGTCGAAGTATCCCCCGGGCTGTACTCGGCGTATCACTATGCCCAGAAAGCCGCGGCCTTTGGCGATCCCAACCAGTTCGATATCACTGCCTACCAGACCACCGATACGCGCAATCTCGATGCCTGGGCGGCGCAGGTGTTGTTGAATCAGCAGAAGGGCGCGGATAACGAAACGGCTATTGGTGAGCGCGCGAAACTAACGGGTGGTGCGGATGCCAACTTCGCGGCCATGCCCCAGGTTGGCGGTGCTCCCATAGTAGAGAGCGATAGTAATTCCGATGGTGATTGGGTGAGGTGGGCGGATGGTACGATGCAGGTAACGAGCAGAACTGCTGTTGCTGGTAATGGGGTTAATTACCTTCGGTACTCAGTTATATTCGCTGCCGTATTCTCTAAGCCCCCGAGGATAATGTTAACAGGAGCCGCAGATGCTAGTTTGCTGGAATCTAACTGGTCATTCAATTACAGAAGCCTCTCCTTAACAGGAGTGGACGTTGTAAGAACAATGAATAATAGTTTCAACGGGACCTATGATATTGATCTTTTCGCAACTGGCCTCTGGAAATAACAGGAGAATCACACCATGAAAATCAAGTTCCTGGCCACCGGCCAAAGCCCCGATTACTACACGGTGTCCGGCGAGACAATTACCGCGCATTACGAGGGCGTTAGCGAGACATACGACCTATCCGCCTTCCCCGAAGCAGGAGTTTTCCAATCAGCCGACCCGGTTAATGGTATTACGGCGATCAAGCACGTTGATCGGATAGATGGCGAGCTTAAGGTTACCCTCTGCCAGCAGGTCATCGCAGGCCAATATCCCGACCGCAAAGCCCATTGGCGCGAGTCTGAGTGGATGGATAGCGAAAGCTATGACCCGCAAGCGTGCCATGCCATTCCTACCGGCATGGCTAGCGTGGATGACTACGAGATCGTGCGCGGCACGGACGTGGCTGGCTTCGACGGATGGACAGTGCGCAAGAAAGCCGAGGAGGTAGCCTGATGGCTAACGTAAGCTGGAAGAACCCGCCCACCGCTGCCGAGTTGCTTGCATCCGCCAAGGTGGCCCAGGTCGCACTGATCGAACAAGCACGGGACGAGGCTATCGAGGGTGGTTTCGAGTACGACTTCCATGGCATCAGGGATCAGGTGCAGACTCGCCAGCGTGATCGCGAGAACCTTACCGGGCTCGCCGTTTCCGCTCAGCGGCACAGTCATGCCACGTTCCAGTTTCGCGCCGAGAGCAACACCACCTACGAACTGACCGCTGATGAAATGCTGGCATTGGCCGATGCCGCTCAGCAACACGTCAGCGCCCAGTACATCAAGAGCTGGCAGCACAAGGCCGAGATCGATGCTGCCGCCAGTATCGACGCGGTGAACGCCATCGCCTGGTAAACCCCCTCGCAACTCACCGGGAGGTGACGCACATGGCCAATGATACCGTTCAGAGCCAACTCAATTCGATGCTCTCCAGCAACTCGCCGTTGATGAAGCGGGCCGAGACCAAGGGCAAGCAGTACGCCAACAGCCGTGGGCTGCTTAATAGCTCAATGGGCGCAGGAGCTGCTCAGGGCGCGATGATCGATGCCGCCATGCCTGCCGCCCAGCAGGACGCCGCCGCCCAGCAGGATCTCAACAAGCTGCAAGCCAGCTCCATGGCCAATGCCTGGGGCGTCATGTCCAACAACGTCACGGACATCGTCGCGCAGGGCATGGAAGGCATCGCGAACATCAACGCCAATCCCGATATCTCCCAGACCGACAAGAGCAAGATGATCAGCCAAATCACGTCGATGCGGGATACCGATATCAACTTCCAGCAAAACCTCTACAAGAGCCTGTCCGGTTACCTGAAGAACACCGGCCTGTTCCCCAACCTGTAACGCAAGGAGAGACCTATGGACTGGCTGAGTACCGGATGGGACACGGTGTCTGGATTCGCGACCGACGCATTCAACTGGATCGGCGAGAACCCTGAGGCGGCAAATATGCTGGGCGGTATTGCCGTAGGCGCGGGGCAGGCCTACCTGCAGAACGAGCAGGCCAAGGGCGACCGTGCCTTTCAGCGCGAGATGTACGATCGGCAGCGCCGTGACCGCCAGGTGAAACCCGGCGAGATCAGCAACTACGGCAGCCACAACGCGACCATGACCAAGGGGCTGTTGTCCCACGGCATGATCACCGGGGAGGGCTGAGCCTATGAGCTGGGGCGATTCGGTAGGCACGTCGGGGCCCGGCGGGGGTTACGGCGGCGGGCATAGTAGTACCGATGGCGGTGGCGGTGGCGGAAGCTCGAGCGGCAGCACGAGCAACCTGGGCAGTGAACTGGGCACAGTGGGGGCCGGGAGCGGTTACGGTAGCGGCCATACCAGTACGGATGGCGGTGGCGGTTCAACCACAACGAGTACGGCCCGAGGCACGAGCCGGGCGAGCACGGCAGGGCGCACCGGTAGCCAGGATCCGTCAGGAGTTTCTAGCGCGGCGGTGGATGCCGCCAGTTCAGTAGCGGGCATGGGAAGCGTCACCAGCGGGTCAGTCGCCGACATGGCCGAGGCCAGCTTCGGCGGCTATTCAGGGTTTGCCGGCAACGCGGCCAGTGCGGCCACGTCCAACTATGGCGGCGCCCTGGGAAATGCCGCGCAGGCGTCGAGCATGACCCGGGACCAGCACACGGCATCCATGGAGCGCGCTGGCGTACCGGAGACCGTACAGGCCAATGCTCGCCCCGGCTTGCTGGGCAAAGGGATGGGGCTCGTGGCCAGTACCGTAGGTGGCGTACCCGGCGCCATGGCTAGCATGGCGGCGAATACGGCCCTATCGGCACGCGAGGCGTCCCAGAACCTGGGGGCCATCAATGACTCATTCAGCACGAGCCTGGATGACAGCTTCAGCGGCAGCCTTGGCAAGCAGGCCATGGGTACCGTTGCTGGATATGCCGGGGGCAGAGTAGGCGCAGGTGTCGGTGGCCAACTCGGCGCCATGGCCGGGCCTTACGGCGGTATGGTCGGTACCGTTGCTGGTGGGCTGCTGGGTAGTAATATGTCCCGCAATGCGGCGCTCACCGGCAGCCCCACGGCAGGCCAGGGGGCGTCGGGTGTTGCCACGCCAACTGGTGGCGCCGATGCAGCGGTGATTGGCAATGCCTTGGCTTCTGCGCCTAGCCAGGCACAATCTATCAGCCATGGCCCGGTAGACTTCGGTGGTTACGCCAGTTACGCCGAATCCTTCTTCTCCTAACTCGCCGGGAGGCGACTATGGCAGGACTCATTCAGCAAGGCATGGGCCCCGGCCCGCAAGCATCCCCCCAGGCCCAACCCGGCCAACCCCCACAGCAACAGGGACCAGGTGGTGATCCCCGCGTCGATATGGACCCGCAGCAAGGGCCACAACAGCGCGACCAACTCGTCAACGCCATGCTCGAAACGCTCTACGGCGACATGCTGCCCCAGGTGCGACAGATCCTTGAGCAGGGCCGCGAGCAGCCGGAACAAGCCATTGGCCGTGTGGTATCCGAATTGATGCTCTCCCTCTGGCAGGCGTTGACCGACCAAGGCAGCACAGTGCCCCCAGGCGTCATGGTGCAGTCCGCCATGGTGGCGGCGCAGGCGGTGGGCGAGATGGCGGTCAAGATGGGTATCGTCCCGGCGCAAGGCAACGCCGAGGTCATCGAGGATGGCTTCATGCTGGCTATGGCCATGTTCGGCCAGGCCACTGCCGAGGCCATGCCACCCGAGCAACGCCAGCGTTACGGCGAACTCATCCGTGGGCTACGTGAAGCCAAGGGAATGGGGCAGGCACAGCGGCAGCCGCAGCAGCCCCAACCACAAGCGCAAGGGGGTATGTGATGGCAATCGGTGGACTACTCGCCGGCGCGATGGCCGGCGGCGGCAAGGCGGTGCAGTGGACCGCCATGAGCGCGATCGAGCAAAAGCGTCAGGAAGCGCTGCGCCAACTTGACCACACCCTGTCCATGGAGAAACAGAACGATCAGCAGCAGTTCCAGACGCAGGAGCGCCTAGGTGGACAGGAATTCACCTCAGGCGAGAACCGGGCCAATCGTCAGCACGATACCCAGCTCACACAGATGCGCGAAAGCGGGGCTGATCGGCGGACTGGCATGCAGCTGTCGTCGGCAGACCGTCGCGCCAATGCCGGTGGCTGGCAACTGGTGCCCACCGAGGATGGCGGCGTGGTGCGCTACAACACCATTACTGGCGAGACGAGCGAAGCGCCGCAAGGCTTGCTGACCAGTGCCATGGGTAACGGCGGCAAGATGACCGACCGCGAAAAGGCCCGCTTCGAGATGCTCAAGGATCAGGCCGAAACGCTGCGCAACAAGCAGGCCGATGGCTTCGAGCTGACCACCGAGGAGAAGGCCCGACTCGGTCAAATCGAAGCGGACATGAACGGCATGCTGGGAGGCTCGGCGCCGTCACTGGCCGATGCGCTTGAGCAGGCCTTGGCAGGGGAAGGGGGCGAGGCAGCGCCAGACGCAGAGGATCCTGCACCGAGCGGTGCCGATGCACGTGGCCTACTCAGTCAGGAGCAACGCCAGGCAGAGATGCAGCAATACGCCAGCGAGCACAAGCGTACCGTCGATGCCCAACTGGAACAGGCCGGTGCCGTACTCGATTCCCTCGACAGCCAGCGCAGCGGCGGCGCGCGCGGCGACCTGATGCGTGGTATTAACCAGGCCCGCTATGGCGGCGACCTCGAGCCCGACGCCCAGACCCTGGAACAGGGCCAGGCGCTCGCCGATCAGCTAATGCAACTCCACGATGACCCGCAGACCAGCGACTTCCAACGCAAGCAGATCATGGATCAGCTGCGTCGATTGCGCGACAGCGGTATTAGCCTCACTATCGAATAAGCCCGCGACCCGCCCTGGCTGAGTCTCGCCAGGGTAGGGCCCGCGCCTATCAGCATTGTCGGGAGACAACGCCACATGGCCCTGCTAGACGACCTGCGTCAACAAAACCCTCGCCTCGCCAATTACAGCGATGCCCAGCTCAAGCAAGCCCTTCGCAAGCAACCCCAGTTCCAGTACCTCGACGACAATGAATTCGAGGCCTATGTCGGCGGCGTTACCGCCGAGCCCACGCAAGACGATGCTCCCGGCTTTACGGCTGGCGTATCGGCTGGGCTTGACCAGATGCAGGCCATCGGTGGCGGCTTGGCCATGGCCGCCGGCGATAAGATGGGTAGCGAAGGGCTATGGAACCAAGGCCGCGAGATCTATCAGCGCAACATGGCTGAGGCCGAGGAAAACAGCCTGGGCTATGGCTTCACCGACCTGTTCACCGATCCCGATACCAGCGCCTTGCAATGGGCCAAGTACACCTCGGGCAACCTGTTGCCGATGCTGGCGACATCGATTGCCGGCGGCGGTATTGGTGGCGTGGGAGCGCGCATGCTGGCCGGGGCAACGGCCAAGCAAGCGGCAACCCGGGCCGGTCAGGCGATTGGCGCATCCCTGGCATCGAGCGGCATGGAAACCGGGGCCATCATGGGCGAGGTCGAGAACGCCGACGTCGCGCTTGCACATGGCTCCGTCGCCGGTGCCCTCGATGCGCTTCCGGTCATTCGAGCACTGCGCAAATTCGGCGGCGATGAGATTGCCGACCGTGCGACGAACGAGATTGCCCAGCGCTCGCTGGATGAACTCAAGCAGACGGCCAGTCGTGGCACGCTGAATGCTGCCGGTCGTGGCTCACTGACCCAGATGCTCGCCGAAGCCAGCACCGAAGGGTTGCAGGGACTGATCGGGCAGCACGCCAGCTATTGGGTTGAGAACAACGGCGAATCACTGCTCACCAACCTGGGCGAGGTGAACTACAAGGCGATGATCGACGAGGCCGCTGCCGGTGGCCTCATGGGCGGCATGATGGGCGCCCCGGTGGGGATCGCCGAGCGCAGCCAGGCCCGTAGCGCGGTGGACCAACAACAGCGCAAGGCCGACGCCATTACCCGCGCCCGGGAGCAAGCCGCCCAGCAGGGCGGTGACGCCCTCAACCAGGCACAGGCCGCCCAGCAGGCCGAGCAACAGGCCGATGCCGAGAGCCAGCGTGAACAGGCCGCACAACCCGGCATGACCCAGCAAGACGCTGCCGCCATCGGTAACCGCATCCAGCTTGCCATGGGTGAGCTCGACGACCTGCAATCCCTCGCCCGCGGCTCGAGCTATCAGGGCCAGACCCGACTGCGCAATATCTCGACCATCCTCGACCGGGCCGAACGCGCCTACGAGGCTGGCAACGTCACCCAGGCTCAGCGCCTCGCCGAGCGCGCCGAACTGATTGCCAGCAACTTGCGCGGCGCTCTGAGCCGCGAGGGTACCAGCGAGCGTCCCGTTCGTGCCGATGGTGAGTACATGGGCCCGGATAGCGATGCTGGCCCGGCCGGACTGCTGGGCCGTGACAGCGTGCCCCGCTTGCCGCCTGGTGACCCTTCGACCATCTACGCCGAAGGCCCCACCGCCGACACCACCCAGTATGATCCGCAGGCACGTACCGTGCGCCGCGACGAGCGCATGGCTGCCCAGCAGCAGGGTGCCCAGCGTATGCGGGAAGGCGTGGCTTCACAGCGCCCCATGCTCACCGACAGCGGCACGATCTACGGCGAAGGGCCAGTGGCCGGCAATGCCAATACCGGATTGGATCAGCCGTTCGAGCGCGCACGTTTCACCGAATCGCAGCCCAGCGACGATGGCCGCGCCCAGCAACAGGCCCAAGCCGAACGTGTCGCCGAGATTGCCCGTACACGTGGCCGCAGCGAAACGGCCTACCTGCCCGACAACACGCCGGTACCCACTCGCTTTCGCGTGGTGGATGCCAGCCAGCTGATTGCCTCGAACGCACCGGATGGCCGCGTCAATCCCGATTACCCGAGCGAACTGCAACCGCGAGACCGCACCAACGCCAACAGCCAGGTACAGGTGCGCAACATCGCCGCACGCCTCAACCCCGAGCGACTGGGTGCAAGCCGTGATGCCAGCAGTGGCGCGCCGATCATTGGTCCCGATGGCGTGGTGGAGTCCGGCAATGGCCGTACCATGGCCATCGCCCAGGCGTACCAGCAGGGCGGCGACCGGGCCGGCGCCTATCGCCGTTTCGTGCGCGAGCAGGCCGAAGCCCAGGGCATGGATCCAGCCGCCGTTGATGCCATGGCTCAGCCCGTCCTGGTGCGTGAGCGTACCGGACAGATCGACCGCGCAGAGTTCGCACGTCGAGCCAATGAGGGCAACGTCGCAGGCATGACCGCCTACGAGCAGGCCCAGGCCGATGCCGACCGGTTGGATGCTGACGACTTGCAGACATGGTCACCCGATCAGTCAGGTGATCCCCTGTCGGCCAGCAATCGTAGCTTTCAGCGTGCCTTCGTCTCGCGCTTGGGCAACAACGAGGCCAGCCGCTACACAACCCGCGACGGCCAGGCATCGCCGGAACTGGGCCAGCGCATGCAGCGGGCCGTATTCGCCAAGGCGTACGCTGACAGCGATATGGTCGAGATGGCCACCGAGCAGGGCGATCAGATGCGCAACCTGACCTCAGGCCTGCAAGCCGCCGCCGCCGACCTGGCCGTTGCCCGGGAGACCGGCAGCCAGGAAGCGCTCACCGCTATCGGTACCATCAATGATGCCGTGCGCTTGGTGCGCCGAGCTCGCCAGGACGGTACCGCCATTCGTGAGCTGATCGGGCAGAGTGACGTATTCAGCGAGCCCGTGCCGACACTCACTGCTGACCTGGCGCTGATGCTTAACAACAGCATGCGCTCACGCCGCGCCATGACCGAAGCGTTCCGCTATATTGGTCAGGCAGTGCGCAGCCGTGCCGAGAGCGAAGTCAACGGGGCGCTCTTCGAAGACACCACCACCAACCAGGACGTATTCGATGCCGGATTCCGCCAAGCCGACCCAGAACAACGAACCGCTGCGCAGGATGTTTCAGGACGCGCTGAGCCAAGCCAACCAGCAGCTACCCAAGGGCGACAAGCTGGCCCTGCCCAAGGGGCTCAGGAAACCGGCGGGCAATCACGGCGGCTGAAAGGTCAGCCGGTAGACGATGAATGGACCGCGTTTGCCGCTGATTCCGGCACGCTGAATATCCCTCGTTCCGACATGCCGCAAGTTAAAGCTGAGCATCGCGGCGCCTTGGCCAACTTTCTTAAAGCGCGTGGCATCAATGGGGCCGAGGAAACCATTCCGGCCTCTTCGCTCAAGCCTACCCAGGCAGAGTTCTCCGAAGCGAAGGTGCAAACTGCCAAGGAACGGCAGGGTGGTGACCGGGCTATTCTCGTGTCATCCGATGACCATGTGCTGGATGGACACCACCAATGGCTTGCCAAGCTCGACAAGGGTGAAGACGTGCGGGTTATCCGGTTGGATGCACCCATCACTCAGTTGCTGGACGAGATTCAGGCATTCCCAAGCGTTGAGCAATCGCAAGGCGCCACTACCCCCGAGCCGCTTCTCGAAACCTACACCGAGCAGGACCTCGCCGCGCGTGAACAGGCCCAGCAACAAGCGCAGGAAAACAGCGCCGCGAATCGCCGCATGGAAGAACAGCGCGCCCAGGCCGACGCTGACCTCAACGACTTTAACCTGACCGGTAGCGACCGAACGGCGGACGAAGCAGCGGCACAGGGCCAAGATGCGCTGTTCAGTCTGTCGTCTTCTAACGGTTCACATCCGCCTAGCGCTGAAGCCGTACGCTTCGCCCTGGCTGGGATGGAGGGCCAGCTCGGCGACTTCACCGTCATCGATTCCGCCCGCGACCTACCTGAGAACGCGATCCTGGGTATGGCGCTGCGTGGCGTGAACCCGCGCGACGTGCGCGGCCTGTACCAGGGCGACACGCTCTATATCATCGCCGGGAACAACGACAGCCTGCAGCAGGCAGTACAGACCGCTGTCCACGAGGCTGTGGGGCATAAAGGCATGCGCGGTGTGCTGGGTGATGAGCTGGCCCCAGTGATGCGTCAGCTCTACCGCAGCCTGCCCAATAGCCCGGAAGGCCGGGAAGCGCTGCGCGAGGTGCTGGCGACCTATGACTTCCTCGACCGCAACAACGCCGCCGACCAGGTCACTATCGCTGAAGAGATGGTCGCGCACCTGCTTGAGAAAGGGCAGCGCCCCAAGGCCTGGCAGCGCGCCGTGGCCAAGATCCGTTCGCTACTACGGCAGATGTTCCCCTCTATCGCCTGGACCTACACCGACGTGCTGGCCCTGGGCGAGCAATCCCGGGCATGGCTGGGCAAGCGTCAGGCCGAGCAGACAGGAGCCGTCGAGCCGCTTTTCAGCCTGACCGGCAAGGCCCGCAGCGCCTTTGAGGATCAGTTTAGCGACTTCACCGCCGCCGACCGTGCTGCCGCTTCGAAAATTGGTGCGCGCACACCCCCGCAGCGGGCCATGGCCTGGTTCCGTGAACACGCCGAGCGTGCCGGACTGAAGATCCGCCAGGGTATGGTCGATCGCTACGCCGCGCTCAAGGAGATGGACGAGCAGCTATATGGCGAGTCGGCCCTGGGCGAGAACATACAGCGCTCGAGCTGGGTGCTGGCCCGCATGAGCAACGCCGCCAACGGTGCCCTGCATGCCATGCTTCACAATGGGCGCATTCGTCTCGATGCCAAGGAACGCGTGATCCAGTTGCAGGATGACGGCTCGACTGGCCTTGGCTCGGTGCTGGGCCAACTGGGCAGCGCTGCAGAGATCGAACGCTTCATGGGCTGGATCGCGGGTAACCGGGCTGACCGCTTGGCGAAGGATGGCCGCGAGAACCTATTCGACCTGGGCGACATCGATGCGATGAAATCCTGGAACCGCGGCACCCTGGCCGATGGGAGCAGCCGCGAGCAACGCTACCTGGAGGTATTCGAGCAGTTCCAGCAGTACCGGGATGACGTGCTGGCCATAGCTGAGCAATCGGGGATCATTTCCCGCGAACAGCGCGAAATGTGGGGCGAGGAATTCTACGTGCCGTTCTATCGCTTGAGCGAAGAGAAGGGCGCCCCGTCCGGACAGATGGCCACCAGTGGCCTGTCTCGACAGCAGGCCTACAAGCGGCTCAAGGGCGGGACGCAGAACCTCAACGACCTGCTGCAGAACACCATGATGAATTTTCACCACCTGCTCGATGCCAGCATGAAGAACCAGGCGGCTTCGCAGGCAGTGGAGAACGCCCAGCAGCTGGGCATGGCCGAGCGGGTGCCGGAGACCGGACGCGACACGACCAAGAGCACCTTCGTCATGAAGAACGGCAAGAAGGTTTTCTACGCAATCGACGATCCGTTGGTGTTCAGTGCGCTCACGGCCTTGGCCCACCCGGGCATGAACAGCACGGCCATGAAAGTAATGCGCGCCTTCAAGCGGGTCTTCACGAACCTGACCACCGTGACGCCTCAGTTTGTGGTGGCCAACCTGATCCGCGACACGCTGCAGGCGACCGCCACCAACAACGTGAGCAAAAACGCATTCAAGAACGTGGTGACCGGTGCGAAAACCCTGAAGGATGAGCGGCTACGGGCCCAGATGATGGCCAGCGGGGCGAGCTTCAATTTCGGGCATCTCTACGGCAACAACCCCGACGAGCTGCGCGCCCAGATGACCCGCGGCATGCGGGACGCCAAGATCATCGACGGCCCCTATGCGGTACCGGGGATGCTTCGAGCAGGCTGGTCGTGGTGGAACGACGTCAACAACACAGCGGAGAACCTTAACCGGGCGGCGATCTATGCCGAGAACCGCGAGGGTGGCGAGTTGCGCGCGGCATTCGAGGCGCGTGACCTGATCGACTTCTCGTCTCACGGCGCCTGGCCGGCGGTGAGGATACTGATCGACATCGTGCCGTTCCTGAATGCCCGTATTCAGGGTCTCGACAAGATCTACCGCTCAGGGGTGAAGCCCGGGGCGAGCGTCGTCGCCGAGGCCTTCGGCAAGGGCAAGGCGAACGTCACCGACAAGCAGGCAGCGGCCCGCTTCTGGAGCGTGACCGGCGCGCTGGCCATGGCCACCGTCGCGCTGTACCTGCACAACCAGGACGATGAGGAATACCAGAAGCTCGAGGACTGGCAGAAGGACACCTACTGGTTCGTTCGCTTTGGCGATCAGGCCTTCTTCATCCCCAAGCCGTTCGAAGTCGGTGCTATCGCAACGATGGCCGAGCGTGTCACCGAGCAATTCACCGACGACCAGGCGACCGGGCGAGTGTTCCGTGAGCGTCTCATGCACATGATGACCGACACGTTCAGCTTCTCGCCAGTGCCTCAGGCGATGCAGCCCGCGTTGGACATCTATGCCAATTACGATGCATTCACCGGGCGGCCCATCGAAGGCATGGGGATGGATCGGCTGTCACCCGAGCTGCGCCGGCGTGACTCGACATCGAAGGCGGCCGAGTGGATATCGAATGCGCTGAACAGCACCGTGGGCGCTATCGGCGACCCCGAGAAGAACCCGCTGGCCTTGTCACCGGTGCAGGTCGATCACTTGATTGGTGGCTACTTCGGGCAAGTGGGGTCATGGGCGGCAGCCAGTGGCGACGTGGCCTGGCGTGCAGCGACGGGGCAGGCGAGCCCGGCACAGCATTGGTACGAGTATCAGCCGGTACGACGCTTCTACAAGAACCTGGGTGACGAGGACCGCTATACCAAATACGGGACTGTCTTCTACGAAGGGTTGCGGGAGGCGAGTCGGGCGCATGCCGACGTGAAAGAAATGCGCGAGATGGGAAGGTTGGCCGATGCGACTGAGCTGGCCAACTCGAAGCGGGACATGCTTGCCCTTCGGCCTGCGCTCAACCGCGCTCAGTCCCGGCTGCGTACCGTAAATCAGCAGATGGACATCATCCGTCGATCGAACCTGGACGGAGATTTGAAGCGGCAACGTATCGACCGGCTGAATGCGGTGAAGAACCAGATCCAGCGGGCGCTGGGCGAGCGAATATTAGAGGCAAGGGCGAGCTGATCACTTGCCCCGGGCGGCTATTCCCAGCAGGAACAACGCGCCGAACAGGAGAACAGGGACGTTCACCACCAAGGCAACCACTAGCAAGAAACCCGGAATGCCCAGGTAGCTGACCATGAGCCAGCCCTGGACATTCTGCCAATCCCTGGGAACCCCGATCATGGCTAGCAGCCCAAAGATGGGCAGCATGAAGGCCAGGCCGAGGAGGGTTTCTGTATCCATTTGCCGAGAGTAACCGAGGCTCCCGCCATGTGCGAGGCCCTACTATTTCAACAGCCGAATCAGGCTGTAGAGCCGGTTGCGTTGCTCGACATAGTCACTTGCCGTGAGCTGCGGCCCCTCGTCACATTCCACCGCGTCATAGAGCGCAACCATTGAGCGCTTGCGCATTGAGGCGGTGGTCATGCCAATCTGCGAGACGTACACACACTCCGGCTTGTTCTTCGGTTCACTGGCAGCATCGGGCGTCATTTCGTCATACCGCCCCCAGCCATGCCAATAGGAGACCTTGCCGTTCTGTGCGAACTCGTAGCCTTGCGCATCGCTGAATGGAACCAGCTCGGATCGGCCATCGACCGAAATTTGCCACAGCGTCAGCAGGCTTCCGCCTTCCTGGGGTGATTCCCACGTGAATAGATGCTGGCGTGTCTGGATAGCCCGGGCATCGCCCGCACGCGTGGAGCGCTGGGCATCCTCATGACTGAGGTCGTCGAGGGGAAAGAAGCCGACCGGGGTATGTAGCGTCTCGATGGGATAGCCGGGGGAGACCGCGGCGCGCGCGGTTGCATCGAAGGAGGGTTCGGTATTCTCGGTGACTGGCCCTTGAGCACAGCCAGCCAAAGCGATCATCCCTGCGAGGATGGTTGCAGCTGCTTTCATTGTTCTGCCCTTATGAGCTTTCGAAGGATCCTACCGCACCCAGTCGTAGCCCACGAGGGCACGGAAGGCCCTTACTTTTGATTCTTGGTACTCGCCTCGAAAGAATCTTCTACCAGTGCCAGGCGTGATGCCAGATCACCCAGCAAGCGGATCATTTCGCCCGGGTCGATTCGTTCCCCCGTCTCCGGATTGACTCCTTCCCGGGCCAGGCTTTCTTCGAGTCGCACGATCACCTCGGCGGTCACTGAGCGCCGATTCTTCTTCGCTGCCTGAGCGATGCTGTCGCGTACCACCGTGGGCACGCGCAGATTGAGCTGAACGTCTGATTCTTTCATCCAGCGAAAATGTAGCAATCTGATACATCGGTCAATGAAGCAGTTTGCTACATTTGTGCAAGCATTCCGCTGGAAAGGAGCAATCCATGGCCGCTTTTATACAGACCAACGTCCGGCTGCCCCAGGGTATAAAGGAGCAGTTGAAGCGCGAGGCGCGAGCCAACCGCCGGAGCCTGAGCGCCGAGATCACGTATCGTCTGGACGTTTCCTTGAGGAATGAAAAGCGGCGGCGGAAAACTAAGGATTAATCAATGTGTGCTCGTTATCGATTTATTATGTTGTGGCAACAACGCAATAATTCATTTATTCAATGTTGAATTGTTTTATGTAAGTGGCGCCATGGCGCGCAAAACTGAATTTGCAGCCGTGCGGTTTTAAGGGTCTGAGGTTTAATTGTATTGTGATGAATTGAATTCCTGTTCTGTAGTTAATATTCCAGAAATTAAATTCAGTTCAATCAAAGGCGTAGAATACGATGAATGCGGGCCGGGGAGAGGTGCCCCACATAAACTAGGGTGTTGGGCTATATCAGCATGGCTCATAACTAAGAGGCGATATAAAAAATTAATGCCAAGGGTTGACCGGGCCGGAATACGCGCTAGATTAGTTAGCGTGGTGTCATCTGATTAGAGAGAAATAAGCTATCCAGCTGGCATCATGAGAGCGGTATAAACAGATGGGGCCCCGACGTGTGCGGCGCCGGGGCCCCTGATCAAATCCCTTAACAGAGCAGGTTCGATCATGCTAGATGATAGTGATTCGCCCCAAAATTGCAATTTTGGGCATAGGGTACGGCTGGCCTGGAGAGCGCTGCTGTACGGAGATGAGGCACTGACCCCAGCTCGTGGGGCAGCGCTAGTTGAGGCCGACCTCATCACCATACAGGCGCTTGTCTATCACGCACAGTGGCTTGCCAACCGATGGCAGCGCGAGCTCGGGCCAGCTCTCCAGTCCCTGGGCAGCCGACACGCGACTGAGTGCCAT